TTTCCCGACCTTCACACCGCCGCCGCAAGTCTCAGGCAATGCCACAGAGCCTTTGTTTACGGCCTTTGGCACCGAGGAACCGGCGCCAGTGCCGACCGAACAGCCAGAGATTGATCTGGCAACTGTGTCGGATGCGGCCTTCAATGCCCCGTTACAGCCCGGCAGGCAAGTAGCCAATATTGATGGCCCGCCTGTTGTGCGAGGACTTCCTGACGAGCCGGGGTTCTTTGCAGGGACGCGAGAAGCCATTGCCGATGCTGAATCCAGGTTGGCTGATGTGTTGGCATCAGAGGAAGAATTTGGTGGCGCGACAGGCAATCGAGCTGCAGGCGAAGAAGCAAGGCTTGGCGTCGGCGCTGGCGTTGATATTGGCACAGCAGCAGTCACCGGTGTCGCAAAAGATCTTGCGGCTGGTGCCGGGCGTTTGGTTCAGGGACCGCTTGATTTTCTCGGTGGTTTAACTGGCTTGGGTGGCCCCGCCAGTGCCAATGCCCAAGAGGAAACTGACGTAACCGGTCAGACCGATGCGGTGAGCGGCGAACAGGGCGAGGTTAATACCGCTGACGCAGCAGACAAGTTGGCCGAGGACGCTGCCACCAAAGATACCGCGGAAGTAACAGAAGCAATCGAGTCCGAAACCACCAGAAGCAATCAACCCGGTGTGCAGGGCAGTGTCGGCGGTGGTGTTGTGAACCGACTGCTTGGCCCGCCATTGCAGCCGAGGGATCAGCGCGGCCCAGGTGTCGAAGTGATCAGGGGCTTGCGCCGCACGTTTCAGCCTACAGGACCGGAAGCAGAAGCCGGCGCTACTATTACGGTAGGTGGTGAGGAATTTCCCGCTGGCGCGAGAGCCGAAGGCGGCGAGATCCCATTCGGGCGTGGCACCCTTGAGCGATTCGAGAACGCCGGTTTCACCACGGAACAGGCGGGTGAAATGGCGCTTGCTGCCGAGGAAACAGAGGCCCGGCTGATCAACGCCGGCGCACAGGCGTTGATTGCTCAAACCAATGCGACCTCAGAGATCCAGATACCGTTGAACGACGGCAGTGGCAGATCGGTGCGTGGCTACGCGATCATAGGCGGGGACGCGAAGGATGGAATACGGTTTATCCGGACCAATATGTTGTCGCCGATGGCTGACGATATGTTTGTCTCTCAAACTGAGATTGATACTACCGATGCGACCGGCCGAACGACGAAATTAAAGAAACCACTGTTTTTCTTAGAAAGCAATGTGGACGGTATCAGCTCATTGCTCGAAGTACCTGTCGGCAGCAAATTGTCGTCGCGCATAACCGGCGCGTTTGAAAAGAACCCCGATGAGTTCGAGATCGCCTTAGATCAAGCGAAAACAGATGGGTTCAACGGGCCAGCGCGGTTCAACAAAGCCCTAGAACTATTGGACGACCTTGTAACAAAGGGCAAGTAGCGCATGGCTACTTCGGAGAAGATTCTCCTTGATCTACTAGAAGAAGAAGAACGCCGGCGACAGGCCGCGCGCCAGCTAATCGCGGCACCCCCGCCCATCACAACCGAGCGGTTCGATGCAGGCGTAGCTGATGCAACACAGGGGCGGCTGCCAACCCTCAGAGATCTAACGCCACAAAGCCCGGTAAGGCTCGACCAGCCGCCGCCGCCGGTGCTTACACAAGACCAGCAGGAGGACTCTCAGGACAGGTTTGAGAGATCCGTTACCCGCCGCCGTGAGGACGTAGAGCTCGCCCGACGCAGCGCCGCGGCCGGGCGCGCACGATCTCTGGTTGGTGCCTTCACTGGTGGCTTCGGTGGTGTGGTTGCCGGCGTACCGGAAGCCCTTGAGGAAATCCTCACGGTGCCATTTGAGGCGCTCGGCGGCACCATAGACACAGCCCCCGAGGACCGTCCTGGCCGGCGCATTGGTGAGGCTATCCGTCGAGGCACCCGCGGCCCGGTCAATCCTGAGTTTCAGGACGATTTCAGCACTGCGCTTGCCTCGGGCGCCGGTTCTCTGGTTGGCTTCGCTGCTGGCGTGTTCCTTGGCCGTGGCGCAGGCCTGTTCCGGGGGGCTACGGCGGCATCCAAAGCCGGCCTCACAGGCGCAGCCGCAGAGGCATTGACCCTACAAACTGGTCGTAAGTTTGGTTTGATCGCAACGGCAACACTAGGCATGGCCGCGCAGGGCGCAGAAGGCATACGGGACGCAGAGCGCAACAAGGCCGGCGCAAAGGAAAAGTTCGGTGTGTTCGTTGGTAATTTGGCCTTGGGTGCCACCGAAGCACTGCCCTTCGCAGCGTTATTAAATCGCCTTGATAAAGGCACAGGCGGGCTGGTCACTCGTTGGATTAAAAACAATACTCAGCGCGTTCTCGCTGCCGGTGGCTCTGGATTACTTGAGGAAGCTGTTCAGGAGTTCATACAGAACGCCGGCACCAACGCGATCGCCAAGGCGTTGTTCGATGCTGACCGGGAAATCCTCGATGCTGGCGTAGCAGAAGGCACGGCGGTTGGCGGCATCCTCGGCTTCACCATGAACGCCTTGTTCGCTGCCCTTGGTGGCAGGGCGGCGCGACGACTGAACACTCCGGGCGGCTTGGATATGCCACCTACCGCTGGCCCTGCAGCTTCGGCCGAGGCCGCAGCCAGTGGTGAGGGTGGACCGCCGGCACCGCCAGCGGGTGCTGCCGCTCGGCCAGAAGAAGAAGCACTTGATGTCGATACGCGATTCGGCGCAGAGGCCGCAGGAGAGCCTGAGACGCCGCCAGCCGAGCCCTTAACCCCGGCGCAACAAGAGCTCAACCTGGCCGAAGAAGAAGCGGCAGCCACAACAGAGGTAGGCGCTCCTGCCGTTTTGACCCAACGCCGGGACTCACTTGCGGCCAGTCTGGAACAGCTCACCGACCCGACCGCGCGAACTGCCGTGCAGGCAGAGCTCAGGCGCGTCGAGGCAGAGATCGCTGGCGTCAAGCCCACACGACGCACCCGCAAAGAGAACGCGGTACTGGCACGGACACCGTTGCTGGACGATACCGCTGACATTGTTCTCAGGAAGCTCGGCGGGCTGGATACCGAGATCGAAAGCGACTTCTCGGGTCGCCTCAAAGGCACGGAGCTGGCCGGGCGCAAGAACATTCTTGGTGTCAGCGTGGCCGATCTTGAGAAGCCGGGATCCGGCGTGACGCTCGACCAGGTATCCGAGGCATTCTTTGAACTCGGCTTCATTGCTGAGAACGATCAGCAGCTTGCGTCAGCAATCATTGAGCGCATCGAGGCCGGTGAGGTAGTTCGCAACCCGCGCAGTGCTGCCACTGAGGTAGAGCTGGAAGCGGAAGCGCAACAGCGCGAGAAGGATGTGGCAGACCAAGCCGTTGCAGCGGCCGAGGCTGGTGAGCCCAAGTCGGTGCAGCAGTTGACCGAGGAACTGACTGCGCTGGACGAGAGCGAGGCCGAGAGAATCACCACCAAGGAGTTGCCCGATACTCAGACCGCGGCGCTCCTGCAGGACGCCATTGAACGATTGACCCCAACGGAGGGAGTGACCGATGAGCAACAAGGAGCAGCAGCAGAACCCACAGATCAGCCCGCTGGAGTGGCTGAAACAGAACGCGAGCCTGTCAGCCCGGAGCCCGAGGTCGCAGCCGGTGGAGAGCCAACCGCTCGACCTGAACCCGCAGCCGAAACCGGTGAACCCGCAGCCGAACAGCCCGCAGCCGGCGAAGTTGACGAAGGGGTAGCAGCCGAGCCCGAGCTCACCGAGGAACAGCTTGAACAAATCGGGACCAATTTCCTTGAGGCTACTGGTGGTGAGTTCACCAAAGAGGAAGCGATTGCACAGGGCCAGCAGATCGTAGAAACCTCTGGCGTACCGGAGGAATTTAAGCCGGCAGCCGAGGCAGCAGCAGAGCCGGCAGCCGCTCCATTCGCCGCCACGCCAGAGCTTGTCGAACGGCTCACTCAGACGAAGGATCTGGTTGCTGACCTTGAAGCCAGTGACGATACGGTGGCGGCGACAGAAATGTTGACCAATGCAATCGCACTGATCGAACAGGGCGGCGATGCAGCCGCAATCCAAATCGAACTCAACGACGCATCGAATCGTTTGCTACGCCAGCACGGACCATTGAGTGCGGTCATTGAAGATATCTTGGAGAAGGAAAGTGCCAAAACAATTCGAGGCCCTGAAGAAGAAGTTGGGGGTGAAGTCAGCGGCGAGGATCTTCAACAGCCGGCCGGACGTACAGAGCGGGAAGCGGAGGCCGATAGGGAGGGGGGCGAACCACGGACAACTGAGGGAGAACCCACCGCCGAACAAAAAGAGGCGATAACGCAGGCCTTCGCCACGGCAAGGGCATCCGGATTCAAGATAGAAGCCGAGATCCAAAAGCTGCAGGCAACGCAGAAGGTCTTTGAGCCGCGCGCTCGCGAGCTGGCGAAAGAAAAGTTGCGAGCGTTTCTGGTGAAGAATCCCGAGCTCACCAACAAGGCAATCATCAAGCAAGTCGGTGTCGGTGGTGGTAGCGATGGAATCTCGTTCGGTACGAGTGGGACCAGTGTGTTCGGCAAGCTGCTCAAACGAGGGCAGATCTCGGTCGCGCTCATTGGCGATGTGGAGGTTGGCTTTGTGTTCTCGCAGAACTCACTGCTCAACGAGCTCCGCGGCGAGCTGCAACAACCACAGGGCGGTGGCGCCGCCGAGGCCGATGAGGAAGTAGCGCCCGAGACACAGGACATACTCGACCAGCGCAAGGCCGAGGACGAAGCCAAGGCCGTTGCCAACGCCAGCAAAGACACGCGCAAATCAATACTGGATTCTCCCGATAAACTCCGGAGGTTGACCGGACTTTCTCAGGATGATTTCAACGAGCGCGTTCGACCGTTGATTGACGACTACTTACAGGCCGAACAGGAACTAGCACAAGCCACTGGTGACGATACGCGGCTCCTGGGTCTGGATACCGTCGCCGGCGACGAGTTCTTTGACGACTTGTTCCTTGCATCACTCAGGGTCGAGGTCGAGAAGCGAGCTGACCGTGATCAACGTGACGCTAAGAAAACAAAGAAGGCAGAGACAGAGCGTGGCAAGAAGTTCGGATCCACCGGCAAAAGCCTGCGTCGATTTTGGGAACAGAAGCGTGACCTTGCTAACGATGCCGACGCGAGCTCCGCGGAACGCTTCGGTAAAGACCTGACCAGTGCTACCGCTCGCGCTGATCTATTCCCTGTCGAAACGCTATCCAAAGGCGGCACACCGGGACTCAAACGCTACATGGAACATCTGCGGTCGTTTGTCACGCCGTACAAAAAGTGGGCCAGCACCGCCGGCAGTCATTTTTTCAGATTCAATTCGTTCGATGAGGATATCAGCAACATCGTCTTGGACGACGAGCACGTAAAGACCGTCAAGGCCGAGGCGGTCGAATACATCAATACCGTTACGGATCTTGCGAAGGCCATCGAGGGCGCTAAGAATATCGGTGAGGCGTCCGACTTATTGGTACGTGCATTGGGTGTCGATGAGGACACAGACCTCGGCAAGCGTGTCAAAAAACTCGGTGGACAATCGCGATGGCTGAGTAGGCAGACCGCAAAGACCGACTTCCATCCGACTGCCGTATTCCGCGTCACCCGCATGGTTGAAGAAGAAAGCAAACCAGATGATGAAGCCAAAGGCTCTCGCGCCAAGGCCATGCGACGACCCAAGCTACGCATCGAGGATCTCAAGCGGGAGGGCATGGACGATGTTCGCAAGGGCCAGAACAAGACACCGATTGAGCTCAAAGCTCACTTCAACTTTGCCGACATAACGATTGGCGGCTACGTCACTTCCAAGCAAGAGAGATTGCACGTTAATGGATCGTTCGATGCGCTCAGTGATCTCGCAGACGTAATGAAGATCCCGGTAACGGCGATCTCACACGGCGGTATTCTGAACTATTCGATTGGTGCGCTCGGGCATGGCCGACACGCCGCTCACTATGCGAACTCACAACCCGCTGCCGATGGCGTGGGCGTTGTCAAGGTGATCAATGTCACCAACACCAGCGGCGATGGCACGGTGGCGCATGAGTGGGGTCACTCACTGGACTACGCGCTGAACGACACCAACGAAGAAGGTAGGCGTGTGATCAGGGAGCTCAAGCTGCAGTTTGAATTTAACTACAGCATGGATCAGATCGACGGTCACATTAGCCGCAGCCTCAACAATTTGCTCGACAGTAAATCATGGTATGGAGGCAACAAACGCGCCGGCCCGGAAGCGAACGCTAAACAGTTTTTAGACTACACAATCGAGCAGATGGAGCGTGGCAACGGCCGGCACCTACGACGCACCAGCTTTTCCAAAGAGGCACGACGATCAGGCAACCCGGATTACTGGAACGACCCCAAGGAATTGTTAGCCCGAGCCTTTGAGGCATGGGTTTACGATGAGATCACAGAGGAAGGTGGTTCATCAGAATATCTGGTCAACGATTGGGTGTCCGATGGACAGGTAAAGAACCCGCCGTTTAAGTTCACTTCCTACCCGACCGAAAACGAACGCGCCCACTTCGCACAGCTATTTGAGATCTTGCGGGACGGTCTGGAAGTAACTGACTCTGGTGGGCTGCGCGCCAAGCCCGGCACCGCTGACAAAATCAAAGAGATTCGCCAAGCGATTATCAATCGGCTGAAAGAGATCCGCAGTGATCTACCGGGTTACATCGAACAGCGCCAGCTCGAAAAGGACGACAAGAAACGAGCTCAAGAACTTGAGGCCCGGCGTAAGCGTGACGAAGAAGCGGCAGCTACCGCGGCAGCGATTGAAGAAGCCTTGGGTGGTGAAACAAGCGACCTGGCTGACACCAAGATAGAAGATATCCATACGCTGACCAGCGAACAGATCGCGGACCTCATTGATGATGTTTACTCGGAAATGGAGGAAGAAACTGCCGACCAAGGGCGGCAAGAAGCCAAGGCAGAAGAAAGCCCGCTCAATCAGGAGATCAGTGAGGACATTAAAGGCGAGCCGGATCCGATAATCGTCGGCACCGAGGCCTTGGTGAAGCGCCTGCAGCAAGTGTTCAACCGCAACGAAACGCTGAACAACCCGGCGTTCTTTAAGCTGGCCGATGAGGCGTTCGGTGGCACCAGAGGCGATGGCACCTACACCACCAAGGATGCCTACGATGCGATGGAGCTCGCGATCAATCTCAATCTCCGCACACTGTTTGAGAACGGTGACGTTCCCTACGAGAACGCAACAGAGTGGGTTCCATTCCTGAATGACTTCACCGAGAGACTGCCGACGCAAGCCAATCGCTCTGAGGAACAGATCAAGTTGCAGCAATTCTCTACGCCGCCACCGCTGTCGTATGTGGTTGGTTGGGTTGCCAATATCAACCAAGGCGATCAGGTATTGGAGCCCTCTGCAGGAACAGGATCGCTCGTCGTACAAGCACAAGCGCAAGGCGCATCGGTCATTGCAAACGAACTCAGTCTCCGTCGCCAAACGCTGCTCGCACAGCTCGGCGTGAACCCGCGCTCTGAGGACGCTGAATTTATTAACTCTCACATCAAGGGCGACGAAGCTCCGTCAGTGGTGTTAATGAATCCACCGTTCTCTGCTGCACCCCCATCAAGGGGTGGGGTAAAGAACAAGACAAGGCGTGGCGCACAACACGTTGAAGCGGCGTTGAAATCACTGCGCCCAGGTGGCCGCCTCGTTGCCATTGTTGGCAAGGGTATGGAGATCGGCAAGCCTACGTTCCGCAAGTGGTGGGAGCGTATTGGAAACCAGTACACCGTCCGAGCTGCAATAAGAATCTCCGGTCGTGAGTACAGGAAGTTCGGGACCACCTTCGACAACGTACTAATCGTGATCGACAAGGTTGCACCGGGCGGCGATGGCATATCCGGTCAAGTGACAACCGTGGAAACGGTAGCCGAGCTCGTTCCACTATTGCAGGAGATACGAAATGGCAGGCCTACGCTCGATAAACCAACACCCCGTCAATCGTCTATCGAAAGCGGCGATCTTGAAATTACGGATCCCGGTCGAGGCCGAAATGATCCACGCGATACAACTGATCGACCTGATGTTGGACAACGGGCAACACGGGCTAGTGACTCAGGATCAGGTGATCAAGCTACGTCAGAAACTCGACCTTCTACTCGCGGCGGCGACACCAAAGCAACTGATGACGTACCTGGGGCTACAAGGAAGCGAGCAAACGATCAGTCCGACAACGCTGAGAAGAATAAAGGATCCGATAGAGAGGGGCCAAGTGTTGATGAGGACGTTCCACCTACAGACAGCGGAGTTGGACGAGACATATCCGTAAGCGATCTTGCCAAAGCTATCGCCAAGGATGGCGTGAGCATGGCCGATGAAACGCTCAAGGGATTAGTCGAGCTGTTCGGTGGCAACAAACTAAAGTCGTTCCCCGCCGGCTTCGATGAGGACTCCTACCAGAAGTCAAAGAAGCACTTTAAGCAGGCAGCGGAGGACTACAGGAATGTAGTCGGTGGCATCAAGCAGCTCATCCGGCGCTTGGCTGAAGTCTTTGGTGATGGTGGCAAGCCAATCATCGACCGTTTCCTGAATGACTTGAAAGAAGAACAAGGCTTAGAGGTTCGCGTTACTCAGCCCGTTGCTGATCCGAACACTGCCGATGGCATGGTCAACAGTCCAACCAAAGAGGAAACGAAAAACGTCGAGCCCACGAAGCCCGACGAGCTGACCGATGATAAATACACGGTATGGGAGCCGACCAACTCCATGCCGAATGCCAAGCCTCATCCAGCAGAGATTGTTGAAACAGCTTCAATGTCTGCGATTGAGCTACCGGAAACTGACTACAGGCCGGTCGGTCTGGACAAACTGATCGAGGAAGGTGTGATTTCTGACGTTCAGTTGGAACCAATCATCCACGCCGGCGACGCGCACAGACAGTTGATGCCTGCAGAAAACCGTGAGGATCCTGATATCCGTCGCGGCATACTCATTGGCGATGGCACCGGCTTGGGTAAGACGCGCGAGCTGCTTGGAATCATCCTCGATAACTTCAACCAGGGGCGAACCAAGGCGCTCTACATTACTAAGAACACAGGCCTGATAGAAAAACTGCTAGAAGATATGGAAGTCATGGGCATGGATAAAAAACTCCTGCTCAGGGCCAAGCACTTTGTTGTCAAGGATCCCATCGTCGCACAGAACGGCATCCTTGCTACGACCTACAGCACAATCGGTAACTCATTGCTTGACTCCGAACGCGGCGGCGCAACGGAATTTAATAAAGGCCGAGAGGTTGTCGAGAAAACGACCGGCAAGCGCGGCGTGGTTACGTCACCGCCGACAGCAAAAAAAGCCTTCGTGAATGTAAAGTTTGAGGACGAGGCAACGGTTCGCAAGGATATGAGCCCCACTGCTTTGCAACCCATCGGAGAGAAAGTAGAACAGCGAACCAAGAACGAACAGATTATCGAGTGGCTCGGCCGAGACTTTGATGGCGTGATCGTTCTTGATGAAGCGCACTTAATGGGCAACTCGATCGAGGTTCAAAGCGGTCGGGGCATGACCAGCATTAGCGGCATGGCGCGGGCCGGAATGGATCTGGCAATGCAGCTTCCGAACGCCAGAGTTGTTTACGCTACCGCCACTGTTGCCAGCGAAGTACGGCAGATGGCTTACCTTGATCGGCTCGGCCTGTGGGGTCGCGGCACACCATACGCCGACAAGGCAAAGTTCATTGACGATTACATCACCCAAGGCCTGTCCTCGATGGAGCAGCTCGCTCGGGATATGAAGGGTCTTGGCGTGGGTTTGGCACGACGCATTAGTTTTAAGGGCGTGACCAACGAGCGACTTGTGCATGTGTTGACTGATGAGCAACGAGAGATCTACAACGAGATCGTGCGCGCATGGCAGTCGGTCCTGAATAATTTCAACAAGGCAAAATCGGAAGAAGTCACCGGCGCCGGCAAGAATAAGAACGCCAACAGGAATATCCAAACGGTAATTTGGGGCTTCCAGAGTAGGTTCTTTAACAACATCGTAACCACGATGAAGATGCCGAGCGTCCTTGCTCATGCTGATCAAAAGCTGGCAGACGGTGAGGCTGTCGTGTTTCAGCTCGTCAACACGGACGAGTCTCCACAAGGAAAGAACATCGCCGCCGGTCTAGCCGCGGGCATTGACTTCGTTGACATTGACCTGACCCACAAGCAACAGCTCATCACGTTGGTCGAGAAATATTTCCCGACGCAGCAGTACGTCGAAACGATTGACGCCCAAGGCAAGAGCCAATGGTCGCCGGTGCAGGACTCAGAGGGTCGCCCGGTTGAGAATCCAGAGGCCGTCGCCATGCGCGAGCAGCTCATCCAAAACCTACGCGATATGCGTGTCCCGCCCGGCGCGTTGGATATGATCGTTCAGCATTTCGGTCACGAAAATGTGTCCGAGATTACGGGCCGAACAAAACAGAACATCATCAACGATCAGGGTGAGCAAGCACAAATTAAAAAGCCATCGAACCCGGTGGCGGTGCAGAAGTTCCACGATGATGAGAAAAGGATTCTCGTTTTCTCCGGCGCCGGCGCCGTTGGTGCTGACTATCACGCTGATCTGAAATTCAAAAACCAGCGCAAGCGAAACCATTATGTTGCACAGCCTGGGTGGGAAGCCAAGGCGACGATGCAAGGCTTTGGCCGAACGCACCGCTCCAACCAGAAGCAACCGCCGCATGAGATTTTAGCCTCATCAAACATCAAGGCCGAGGCCCGGTTTATGTCGTCCATTGCTAAACGATTGGATCAGCTCGGCTCACTCTCAGCCGGGTCGCGTGAATCGGGAGGGCAAGGGCTGTTTTCAGCAGAGGACAATCTTGAGAACGAGTACGGCGAGGCCGCAGTCAGAGACTTGTTCCGCGCGATCCTGAGTGGACGCATTGAAGGCATCACCGAGGAAAATCTTCAACTAGAAATGGGGCTTGAGAATCTTACCGATGATCTCAACCAGATTATCGAGAGCAAGCTGCCCGATGTGAAGCGGTTCCTGAATCGTTTGCTGTCAACCACACTGGAACGTCAAGACCTTTATTTTGATCACTTCTTTGAAATGTTGACCGCCAACGTCGAGGCTGCCATCGCCGCCGGCGACTATGACCAAGGCCTGCAAAATCTTCTCGCAGAATCCTTGGAGATTGTGCATGAGGAAGTCGTCTTTACTGACGAGCGCACCGGTGCCGAAACCAAGTACATGAAGCTGGAACTGACTGACCCCGTTACTTTTACGACCTTCCAAGAGATTGTGGATCTTGGTGTTACCAGTGGCCGGCAAATAATTAAGTTCGCCAAAAACATTCGCAGCGGCAAGCTGTATGCGTTTTATGAGGCGCTCGATTTTGCAGACACTAAGACTGGCAACATCAAACAACGCTTCCGCCGGGTTGGCATCAACGGTCCCGGTGCGCTCGTACAAGCCGAGGAAATTAGAACCTCGGACACTCAGTTCGGACGCAAGGCTAACTATGAAGCTCTCGATGTGCTTGCAGCGAAAGAGGAATGGCAAAAGCAAATTGACGAGGCGCCGACGCACCGGACTTGGCAGGAAAATATCATCAGTGGTCTGATGCACCCAATCAATGACAGGGTGGTTGGCAAGGCGCGCATCGTGCGTATGCTGACCAACAGTGGTGAGCTCTTGATCGGTCGCATGATCGCGCAAAAAGATCTGGTTCAAACGCTTGGTAATCTGGAAGCCGCCGGCGCCAAGGTTAAGGCCGACAACCAGCAGATTCTTGACCGTGTACTCAAGTCAAACTTTCGATACAAACTATCGAATGGCTGGTTCCTGCAGCGCGATGTGATCAACGGAGAGAGTCGCGTTTGGCTCAAGGGGCCATCCGGGTTTGGTGCCGAGGGCAACCAGCTCAAGAGCGATGGTGTCTTTACCGAAGTCGTCAACGGACAGACCCGGTTCTATATTCCAACGAAAAAAACGCTGGCCTCTCAAGTGCTGGAACGAGTGCTTGAAAGTCGCGATGTTGTGGACGAAATTCCACCGGACGTTGATCCACTCGGGGAGCGTGAAATTCCATACGATATGCGTCCGGATGCCACTGCTGGTACGCGCACGGCGGGCGCGGAACTGTTAAAGATCAGCGCCGACCGAGCTCGGGCAGCAGACCAACGGCCCGGCGAGATCACGACGCTGGCGACAGCCATCAACACTGAGCTGATTCAGGATCACAAGACCACGCTGATCGGTAAGACGGTCAAGACAGGCGAGGACTTGGCAACGCTCGCCCAGGTGTACCGGGATCCTCGATACGAAACGCTGCGTTATTTTGTGACCGACAAGGATGGCACGATCATCTATCAAACAGGCGTCAGCGCAAGGCTGCCCGGTTCAACCGCAGCATTCGCCGCCGGCAAAAACGTACTCGATCTCGCTATCGACATTAAAAAGGCTGTCGGCAGAGCCGGCCAACACCTGTGGATCATGCACAACCATCCATCGGGTGACTCAGCCCCATCGGCTGCTGATTTAGATATGACTCGCCAAATTTCAGAGGCATTGACCGGGCTTCGCCAGAGATTGACGGTCGATCATCTTGTTATCGACTCCAACGAATACTCCCACATTCAGGCTGTCATTCAGGAGAACGGCAGAGCGCAGATGAAAGTGCGCCCGAACATCAAACGTAACTTCGGTCGCGACCGGCTACTAGAGCCGGCGTTGCCTCACCCGTTGCTCAACACACAAGCGACCAGCGTGGGGGCGGTCGCAGACATTGGTGCTGCACTGCAACATGGTTCGGGGTGGGTCACTGTTGTTGGCGTCACGGCGCGCGGTGAAGTGCGGGCTTTAGGTGAAGTACATGAAACGGAGCTCACCAAAACCGGCTCGTTGGCAAAACAGTTACGGAAATTTGGTCAGTCCACCGGCTCGGATAAGATCTACCTGGCTGGCGTCAATCCAGAAATGATGTTCACGCGAAATATTTTTAAGAAGGCAGCGAAGTGGACAAAGGATCTCATCGAGCTCGGCTTCATCGAGGACGTTGTAGGCACGGACGGTATCTCTCTCCGGGTGTCAGATAGCGGCGTCGTGCCGTCAATCGACTTTGAGCTAGGCGTGAACGTAAAAGACCAGACTTTCGTTGTGCGAGAGCAAGGTGATGGCAAATATGAATCTAACATAACGCAGAAGCAAACAGAGATCGTAGAAAAAACCCGAAAGGGCCAACCGCTCGACCGATTGCTGCGTTTCATGTTTACCGGCTTCGGCCTGTTTGAAGATCAATTTCTCAACAGCAAGGGCGAGTTCAAACTCGGCATCATCGCCCTTGAGCGAGTGAAAAGGCTGCTGACAACGGCTAAGTTCAGTGACACCGGCGCATTCCGCTGGATGAACGGATACATGGAACATGCGCGAGCTGGCCTGATTGATCGCTATGGCGTACCCGAGGAACTTATTCAGCGCGGCTTTGAGGCCACGGCACAGCAACGCGCGCTGCTGCGTGAAGGCTTGGAGTTCTTGAACCGGCTGTTTGAGGCCGGCGTAAGTTCACTGCAGGAGGCGGTTATTATTCAGAAGATGCTGACCGGCGTTGATCTGGATGGCAACGAGGCGCTTATCACCAAAGCCGAATGGGCAGGCATAGCGGGAGAAATACGGGCCGCGGTTGATTCATTGGGTCTGGAAGCGGTCAGCTTGGGGCTAATCTCACGCGAGTCCTACGAGCGCAACCACGGCACCTATCTTCATCGCGTTTATGCAGAGCATGAACTCGGCAAGGATCAAACGCTGTCACGCTTCATGGGGCGGCTGATGGCTGGCCGCAAACACGCGATCAAGGGCGATGCCTTGAAGGGCAGAGGTATTTTTCAGGAAGTGAGTCAGGAACGCTTGCTGAAAGATATTTCCAAAGCGGATCGCGAGACGTTTGAGCTTGGCCTTAAAAAGCGAAAGAGCCGCAAGCCTGACGAATCACTGCTGACCAAGAAGTTCCGGATACTCGATCTGTTTGACGAGGGATCGTCACCGGACAATCAGACTCTCCGTGGCGTCGAAAACGTGGACAACCCCAAGCGGCTCAAGAAGCGACTCATCATACCGGCCGACAAAGATATCCCGGCCCGACTGGCTAATTTCGAGGACCGCGGTGTTTACGAAGTCCGCAGAATCAGCGGCAACAAGCTCGTTCTGTGGCGTGATTTCACCAAGGCCGAGCGTGTGCAGATGGGTGAGATTCTCGATGCGCGTTACACCATCGCCAAGACCTATCACGTTCTCGCGCAAGACTTGGTTTCCGCTCGGTTCTTCAAGGACATTTCCGAAAATAAAGAATGGACTTGGCAAGGCACGACTGCCCCGCCTAACGAGATCGTTGCGCCAAAGAACACGGCCTTGCGCCACTATGTCGGCTTTGAATGGGTCTTGGTTCCGGGTGACACCATCGGCCCGAAAAGTAAAGTAAAAAAATGGGGCGCTCTCGCCGGCAAGTACATTCGTGCTGAGATCTGGAAAGACCTCAACGAACTGGACGCGATGAATCAAAAGGGACCGTGGCAATTCCTCTTGAAACAGTGGAAGCTGAACAAGACCGCCCGGCATCCCGTTGTTCACATGAACAATGTAATTTCCAACCTGACGCTCATGGATATCATTGATGTCAGAGCGCGCGATCTCTGGCGCGGCATAAAGGAATACAACGATCGCGGCGAGCTGTACGAGTTGGCTAGACTTCATGGGGCTTTCGGTGCCTCTTATATTGATCAGGAAATCAAGGATCAGATCTTGGAGCCGGTGCTTCGGGATATGTCAAAAGAAGCCAAAAAGGGCATGTACGAAGAAGGCTCGTTCCTGAAAAAACTACGATTTGTTGACCAGTATAGCCGAATGGCATCCGAGGGCATTCAGCGGCTTGGCAAGGCCATCGGGGACTTCGACCGCGCCAGCATCGAGTGGTATCGCACCGAGGATGAGGTTTTCCGCATGGCGACCTTTATCCGCAAACTGGAACAGGGTGAGAGCCCACATGACGCGGCAGCCTTAGCCCGCGAACAGTTCCTAAATTACGATATCCGGGCTCCGTGGGTGAATACCGCGCGTAGATCGGTGCTGCCGTTCATTGCCTACACCTACCGGGCGGTGCCGGCGATTATCGACGCAATGGCTCGCAGGCCGTGGAAGTTCGCCAAATACGCACTGCTGGCCGAGCTGGCGAACGCCTTTGCCTACGCCGTTACGGATGCCGACGAGGAATGGGAGCGGGCGTCTCTGAGGCCCGAGGTACGGGGCTCAGTGTGGGTAGGCGGCGCTCCGCGAATGATGCGTCTGCCGGTCAACGACAAGCAGGGCAACCCCATATTCCTCGATATCCGGCGCTGGATCCCGGCCGGCGACGTATTCGATGTGGCACCCAATAATCCGCTGCCGATACCCGCCTGGTTGCACTTCGGCGGGCCGATAATGATTGCCGCTGAGTTTATGTTGAACAAACAGGCCTTTACCGGCGGCCAGATCGTTGACCCGTTGGTTGATACCTTGGGTGATAAAACACAGAAATACGGCGCATGGGCCTACCGCTCGTTCATGCCTTCCGCGCCGTGGATCTACGAATCATGGTATTGGCAGAAGATTGCTCGCGCCGCCACAGGCGGCCGGGACGCTCTCGGGCGGGACATTTCCGTACCGGGCGCATTGCTCTCGGCTACTGGTATCAAGGCCACCGGCCACGATGTTGAGCTCAATTTCGAGTATCGACGCCGGGAATTTGACAGAACCGAGCGCGCACTCCGCTATGCCATACGCCTGAATATCCGAGATCTGTCGCGCGGCCTCATAAACGCAAAAGAGCATGGCAAAATAGAGACTGATTTACTCGACAAGCTACTCAAGCTCAACCAAAATCGCGCGCAGACCTTCGCTCCGTTGCTCAGGAGGCGTCAGTGAATGAAGGTAATCGTAAAAGTAGGGATGAGCTGATGGATTGGTTACTGCAATACCTTTGGGCGCCACTGGTGTTGGTTTGCGGATATTTCTGGCGAATGCTACACCGGCATGACAAAGAGATTGCCGAAGTCTCCGCTGCACACGAATCGACCGTTGCTGCTATAAACGACGCAAAGACCGGCCGCAAAGAGATCTACGATAAGATCGAAACCGTGCGAAAAGACCTCACGGAGCAACACAACCAGCTCCGGAAAGACCAACGGGAAGATTTCAAAGATCTCCACAAAGCCATTGCAGGGATAGGTAAATGAGAGAAATTACCGATATCATCGTCCATTGCAGCTTCACGAAGCCGAGGGAGAACCAAAGCCCGCGCATTGGGGTCGCGGAAATCAGACGATGGCACACAGATCCAAAGCCCAAGGGGCGTGGCTGGCGGGACATTGGCTATCATTATGTGATCAAACGCGATGGCACGTTGCAGCTCGGGCGGCCAATATCTCAGACCGGCGCCCATGTGAGGGGACACAATCTCACTTCCATCGGCATCTGCCTTGTTGGGGGGATGGACAAGCGTACCGGCAAAGCGGTCGATGATTACACCGACGAACAATGGCAGACGCTAACTATGGTTGTTGGCGGACTGACCAATCAGTTTCATGGCTCCAAGGTGTCCGGTCACAACGACTGGACGAACGCGAAAACCTGTCCGAATTTCGATGTGAAATTATGGTGGAAAACCATAGGAGGTTAGCAATGAACGGATCGACAAACGTGCAAATGAGCGCCTTGGCAACTTTTGCCTCGGTCACGCTTATATGGCTGGCGCGGTATTTTGCGCCGGATCTCATGGCAAGCGCACCTGAAATGTTTGGTGAGCTATTTACTGGCGCTCTGATTGTCCTAGCCGGCTTGTACTTCGCGCCGACTGCTGGCATCAAGCAGCTACCAGGCACCGGGGGAGAATGATGTTGCGAGCCCAACGAAATACGATTTATCTGCTGCTGTTCAGCTTGCTAATGATGCTGAGTGTCATTGGGGTTGTGTCCTGTTCGACGCTCGGCTACGAGAATGTTGACACCACGCGCAAGACCATTCTGGTCGCCAATGCCGAGGTACGTGCCGCCAATCTTCTGCTGCAGGATCTAGTGCAGCGGCGAGCGATCAGTCAGTCCGACGCGGCGGTGGCACTCAACTCATTGCAGACAGCCAAGAACCACTTGCAAACGGCGCTCTCTGCAATCGACACGGCGGGCGATCCGGTGACAGCGGGCAGTAGCTTGAATAGGGCCAAGGTGTCAATATCTGTGGCAATGGCCTTACTCGCGCCATTAGTGGAGAACTGATATGGAAGCCGTACTCATCCTGAAAATTATGAACATGGTGCAGGCCGGATTCGGTTGGCTTGCTGAACGTGGCATCCAAAAGGACAGGGTGCAATTCCTGATCGACCGGGCGGTACTCGAAAATCGCGATGTGACAACGGCCGAGGTACAGGTGGAACTTGACGCCACTCAGAAGGAGCTCGACGCGACCGCCGACGCTATCGCTGGCATGGAAGGTGGAGAGGAACCAACATGAAATATCTGCTTCGCATATTTGCGCTGTTAGCCGTATCGACGCTGGTTTTTGCAGCCGGATCCAAGACGTTCACATGGATACCGCCAACCGAACGAGAGCCGGATCCGGACTCGGGGTTTGTGGCACCACTGCCGCAAGCCGAGATCGCTGAGTATCGGATCTACTGCGACGGTTCCGTAACACCCGTTCATGTGCAGCCCAACGAGCCGTTAAACACGGACACCTGGGAAGCGCCAAGCGGGACGTTTGCAACCGGCGTACATGATTGTGTGGCTACGACTGTTGATACGGAGGGGCAGGAATCCGATGTGTCGAATAGCGTAAATTTTATTGTCTCCCCGGAGCGCCCCAAAGCGCCTATTTTTGCGGTCCAGTAGATCCCGGCCCACCGGGCGGGCCACCGGGGAGGCCGCGTGGTAGCGGCTGTGCGATATTTAGATAAATTTGTTCCGGGGCCACAACCGGTAGCGGTAAGCTGCATCCGATGAGGTTGCGTGACTCTCCGTTTCGGTAATTCATCGGCGGTTGTTGAGGTCTAAATAAACTCGGCCGGGCAGGGTATTACACTTCGCTTGGATCGGAGTTTTGCGAAATTGCCTTTTCTAGTTGGCCCGGCCTCGGAACAATCTTTACGGTTCAACCTTCTCGGTTGACATAGGATCACGCGGAACGCCTGTGATTCGCATGACCTCTCGGCACTTATCGAAGGCATCAAGTAGTTTCAGCAATCGTTCGACGCCATCACGCTTATCCTTGTCGGATATATCGGTTGCGGTGATTTTCTGAATCCACCGCTTGACCTCTTTCACTTCGATCAGGCGCAGCCCATGACTGAGCTGCACCAGCGCCCGGTACGCCGCCTCAAACTGTGGCCTGTCGTACTTGATCTCGGGGGTGTCTTTGTTGAATTGGGGTGTGTTCACGTTACTTCCTCTCCGTTTTCAAGCCAATGCACCTTCACTGAATCCGGCAGTTTTGGCGGCTCTTTGAGTGTGCCAATCAACAGAATGTTGTTGTGTTCCTTGGCTACGCTGATCAACCATTTAATCAGCTTGCCGCGGTTCGACAGATCGAGTACGTCCAGCCTGTCGAGTACCAGCAGACCGACCTCGGAAATGACGCTGATCGCTTCGGCAATGGTCGCTTGCGCCCGCCACTGGCTCGATTCAGACTGTAGGCCGAATGGGCGGTTATCCACCAATATATCCATCGTCGGTGTAACCACCGTCTGCGGCCATTGCGTCAGCATGGCGGTATTGCGGAGTCGGTCGTTCAGTGGTTTCAGCCTGTCGGCTACGATTTCACCGGGAATACCATCGGGCGCCAATGCCTCGGCAGCAGCAGCCCACGACGCCACAGAATGAGCGAAACCGGCCGCACGGTTGGCTACCGTGTCGGCGTGTTCGTTCCACTCCTGCTGGCGCTCAAGCAACTTCATGGCCTCTCCCGAGTTGTCGAAGGCCTCTTTGGCGTCAGTTACGGCCTGAGTCAGCTTTATCCGTTTCTTCTCGTCCTGCAGCGGGTGATCCTTGGTATCTTCCTCGCTGACCACGCGCACTGCGTTCTGCGTGTAATTCAGCCTGGCGCCGCAGCTCGGGCAATCGAATGATGTACCCATAGGCGAGCCCTTGAACGCCCCCATCGCCTGTTGTGCGGCAGCGTAGGCATCCTCGGCATCGTGACTCTCCTGTGTGACAGTCTTGAGCGTTTCCTCATCGACCTCTTTGTACTCGGGTTTCCAATCCTTTGCCTTCTCCGCGCCGTAGCGTTCGCCGGTCACGCCGGCCCACTCGCCTCTGGCTTCGGTCGCTTTCGACTTGGCCTCAGTGTGGGCGGCATCGAAGCCAGCGCGAAGGCTCGGCATGATCTTGTCGATCACAGGCTCAGGAATCTCCCGGTCCAACATTCGCTCTTTGACCAGCTCACGGTTCACGGTGATACCCAACAGCCCGAACATGAACTTCCGGCGCTTCTTGGCATCCATCCAGCCATAACGGGTGGCATCGAGTAAATACTCGAGACTCACTGGCGGCTCAAGGCTCTCTGCCGTGCCTTTGGCAGTCGCCACATCACGCGCGTACATGCCAGTATCCATCACCACCTTGACCTGACCCTCTTTGGCGCCATCGGTAATCATCAGCTTGTAGTCACGCTTCATGCTGATCCGCTCAGTCTCACCCAACAGGCAATACCTCAAGGCTTCCTGCAGGGACGTTTTACCGGCCTCGTTGTGTCCAGCGAACAAGTGAACAATCGGCTCTTTCAGATCGACCTTTAATCGTCGCAGCCGCAGGAAGTTTGTTATTTCTATTCTTGTGATTTTCAAGTTTGATCCTCGTAAAGTTCGTGGCGAAGAATGTCGATATCATCGTCTGCGTCAAAGCCAAGCCTGACCTCTTTCCCATGACCGGTATCCGGCAGGAACGCCAGCACGGAAATCCTGACCGGGTGCTTTCTTCCAGGCACGACGATATAAACTTCCTGACCGGGTTTTCTCCGTAGCGTCAGCATTCCTTACTCCATTGAGAACTCGTTGTCCGTTGGGCCGGGATCACCGTCCGGTGGTGGAGGCGGGGAAGCAGAGGACTCTTTTTCCGACGCCGCTTGTGTGTCCTGGGCTGGCGCCGGCTGCTTGGGCTCGGACTCCGCTCCCCCACCAGTTGACTCTTTCTTGGCAGCGGTGCCACGCTTCTTTCGGAACGTGCCATCGTTGTTGAATACCGGGCCGTTCTCATTGGAAACGTGCGACTCCGGATCGTACTGCACTCCATTGGCATCGCGGATTACATCGGTAGAACCACCGCGGACCTCGGGTATGGCATCGTCAGTGTCCAGCACTTCGTAGTCGCCGGCGATAGCACGATCAAGCGATTGATCGGCACCACTGGCACCACGCTCGTCCAGATTGATACCGCGCGCCAGATCGACAGAGATTGGACAGTATTTTGCCAGCCGGCGCCATGCAGTCTTGCGTCCCATTTCGACAAAGTGATCTTTCCAAGGCCCGTACTCGCCCTTGGACTGCGACCGCTTCATGGTCAGCTCGACAGCTTCGCGCGTCATTACCTCAAAGGCGTGGCCGCCATCTTTCATGTGTGCAACAGCGTAGAAGTGCGTTACCGGGCCTCGATCTCCGTCTGCCGGCTTGTGTTCCAACCGCTCGACCAATCCATACATATAATCGAAGTGATCGTTCTGGCAGACCTCATGCGCCGCGATGCTCACTATCTGACCGGAACGCCGCGCCAGATCAATCAGGCCTTTGTAGCCAATAATTACCTGAACGTCCGTGCGGTTCTTCTGCTTGTTGCGGAACGGAATCAGATAGGCGTGGCCGAGTACCGTGTTCGGCTCAAGTCCCATCATGGTGCATTGCATGATGCCGCCAATCAGAGAAGGCACGTAGCAGTTCTTCAATCCGGGCGTTGTGATTGCTACTTGGGTAGCCACTTGCAGCAGCCGTTCGGCTGACAAGTGTTTCGGCAACGCCGCCATGATCGCGTCTTTGTTTTGCTCAAGCAGATATTTCACCTGATCCTTGTGGTTCATTTGCGTGAGATCCTTCTTTCCCTCGGTTTTCTGTAGGTCTTTAATGTTTGTAGCCATGACTTACTCCGTCAAAATGGAACGATGAAATTATCTGAATCTGCTTCAACAGCTTCAATGATCGGTGCTTGCTTTTTCGTGCTGTGGTGACGCGCGTAAAGCGCATCGAGGTCGTGGTTAATGTATTCCTGTGGAACCCAAAACGCGGGCCGACCAGTTTTCTTTCTTACCGGTGGCGGTCTGTCGCTCCACCATTCCTCACGCCGGCCCTCTTTGCAGAGCATGTATCCTTGGATGCGCCATGTTGGCCCGATGCCTGTAACGAGGACGTAAATTCGATCACCCTTATCGACGCCTTCCGGGTGCAATCGCAACGGGTAGTTGTGGCCGGGCGTCGTTCGCACTTCCAACACACCAACATCGCTGGCGGTCACGATACCTACAGTTCCGTCCCACGGAATGCCGAGCCAGTTAGCGACACACTTCTCGCCGGATGCCCCGTTGATGTTCCAGAAAAACCCGACCTCAATCTTTTGTTCGCTGCCCAATCCGCGAGGATCAAAGCGTTTCTTCATTATTCCGTCCACATGACGCCGAGCGCCCTTTGCAGCGGCGAATGCCCAATCATCTTGGTCGAGTGTTATTTTTATCATCGGAACAGACACCACTCATGCGCCGGGCAGTATTTCTCCGTACACATGAAAGAGTTTGCGTTGCCGTAGAAGTCGCCGCTGGCGAGCATCGAGGCGATGTGATGCAGCAGTCCCTTTTGATGTTCGTTGCCAACCAGGGCGGCCGAACAGTTCTCTACCTCTTTGACCGCGGCCTCGTAGTTGGAGCTCGTCTGCAGGGCGAGGATCTGGCCCGGCAGGGACAGCTTGATATCGAGCGTGTTGGTGGCGAGCAGCTCGTACACGCCCAACTGCGCTTTGTGCCGGCTGGCGGGCTGTGACACCGCTCTGGCGCCTGTTTTAACGTCAGATATGCCGTAGGCGACGTTGAACTGTGGCGTACCATCGGGCGCTTCGTATTCCTCTGCGATCTCGCGGATCCTGTCGAGCGTCCCGGTAAGCCTGATCGTGACCATCCGGCCATCGGCCAGCTCAATCTCGATTGGCATTTCGGTCAAGGTTTCTTCAACATGCGTATAGAATTGAAGCGGGGCAACGTCGAAGCAATAACGCGAGTGACAACCTATCCCGATTGCCTTTGCTTTCTCTTTCGTTACCCCGCCCCAATTCACTTCTTCTTGTTGGTCCCTTAGCACTTCTTCCACAATCTCCGCTGTGTCGTCGCAGGACAGCCACCTTGCTTCGTTCTTGTCGAGGCGTGAGCGGTCAAACTCTGCTGTCGAGGCGTGTACCGCTGTGCCAATCACCGCCGGCGGCGTTGATGGCAAACGGTTGCCCTCTATCTGCTTGATGAAAGCGCGTTGGGGACAATCAGCCCATTCCCAAAGGCCACTGGCCCTAATATGAAAATCAAGGTCAGTCATTCCCACGGCATTCTCTTTGTGGTGTTCGCGGTGTTGTCCACCCAATAGCGGCGCAGCGTGACAGGCGGCATGTTTTTAACGAGACGCCACTGTTTAATATCTAGTTGCGACCCTGGCAACCGTTTCTGAATAATCTCGTACAATGAGTCGTCGCCATTACGCCGGTTCAGCTCGGCACAGGCCATCATGCGAATCAGGGAAGTGGCGGCATGACCACCACCCTTGGCGCCCTTCGTCGCGTAGTTCCAAAACCGTCGCCGGCCATGCCAATTCTGATACCACTTCGGCATCGCCATCTTGGTGTGCGCCCACCAGCGCGTGTACCACGGCAGCGCATCGAATACGGCGCTCATATCACGCTACGTCCTCATCCTTCTTGCCGGGTGCCATCAGGAACGCGCCAACAAGGAATATGCCGGCGCCTGGGTGAACCCAAAATGCGCCAACGGCCATCAGCACAACGCCAAAGCTCCGCATAATGAGGATGTGCTTGGCCTCTCTGCCGAGCTGGCCGCCCTTGTACCAGTTGTAGAGTTCACCTTTAAGTCCCATCGAATATCTCCTTAAATGCTGCCACTGCTGGCAATGATTTCCGCATACCCTCGCCCATGTGTTCAGAGCACCACCACGCGCCATTGACACCGCAAACAGATTGCTCGTCGCAACCTTCCCACTCGCAGATATGAGCCTCTGGCGTGTTTTCGAGGCTCACGACAGCTCTGAAAAAAGTACGTAAAGCGTTACGAACAATCCCACCCAAAGCAGGATAAAAAAGACCTTCACGCCCCAACTCAGTCGCCTCATGTTAAATGCTCAAGCAGCGTCGGCATTTCGCCGCTCTCGTAGGCAATGGCAATCTGCGGCTTGGCGATCTGCCCCATCGTCTGCCCACCTGGCAGGACAATGTGTGCGAGGAACTCATCCTCGAAATCGGTAATCTCACTCTCAACGGCTTCCAGCTTGGCCTTGATAACCAGCGCCAGCGCCCGCCATTTCTGCCGTATTGCTTGCTCGTACATTTTGCCGGCTGCCTCGGGGGTGCGCTCCCAACAACTACTGCCGCGCATGTACTCCGTGAACTCAGTGCTGTTGCGATCGGGCAGCGGTAAATTGAAGCGGATATTGCGGCCCATCATCTTGAAAGCGACGATGGCGCAGTCCGGACGCACACCGTATAGAAATTCCTCGGCACCGTAGCGAGTGAGAATCCGCTCGATCTCCTGCTTGGACTTCTCACTGCTAACCGTTGTTTTGCTGGCGAACTTAGCCATCGTCGGCATCCGGTGTCTGCAACTGCCGACGAAACATATCGAACGTGTTCAGCACACCCGGCTCAAGCGCAATCTCATTGGTGACTTGCTCGCCGTTACTGGTTCTCAGCCAAATGTGGAAGCCATCAAAGCTGGCGTACACGGCATCGCCCAAATACATTTCAGTGACCATCAGTTTGTTTTCCGGTGGTCGTCGGCGTTCGGACACGTAGCGAAGTGGCTGATGTGTCCGAGTTCAGGATCGAATAGGTGCGGATCTCCCTGCGTCCACGTATCGGCATCCACCGGCATGTTCTTGCCGGTCTTGGTCTTGACCCAAACAATTCCTGCTTGGCATGAGCGGCACTTGGTCAGTTGCAGCGGCTTGTGACCTTTATCGCCCTCGATCTTGGCTTCGTGCATTCGCATCAACGCCAGATAGGCGACACAGATGCGACGAAGGTTCGGCATTTCTACCGCCAGATCGGGCGGCAACGTCATTATGCCGCCGACAATGTATCGGTCGATGATCGGTAGGACTTGCTCGGCATCGTCGCCCGAAGGCATGGCCTCGGTTTTGTCGATAATGTTAATTCTTGAATCCATCACTTACTCTCTTGGCAAGCCTCGAAAACACGGTTATTTGATTCGGTGCAGTCCAGCTTGGTCTTTTGAATTTGCTGGCGCAGTCGGTCGTTCTCTGCTGTGAGCTGCGTCACCATATCGGTCGCAGTGACCATGCCGGCACACAGCTCGCCAATGGCGTTAATGGCAGCTTCGGTCTGACAAGCGACAACCATCGCCATCCCTGTGTATCCGAAACCGTGAATCATCCGGGCCAGCTCGCGCTTATCACATTCCTCATCGCGCGCGGCCTTGCCGCCACCGATGTTGAAGCCAGCACCGCCGACGCCGCCCGACCATGAATAAAAACACGGCGCAGTCGCAACCAGGTTAGGCACCCGCGCCGACACGGTATTCCTTACGGTTATGTCGTCGGGGCTGGTGAAGGTGACGTTCTGAGCGTTTGCTTGGCTTAGATCCGTTTGGACGTTCTGATCCTGATATTGGCCTTGATACTGCTCTTGATCCTGATACTGCCGCTGATCCTGTTCCTGCGTCGGATCGGGCTCGGTGGTGCCAGTGGCAAGGGCGATGCTCGATAAACTCAAAATGATCGTGCCGATGATAATTTTCATGGTTCTTTCCCCGTAAAGTCGCTCTTAATCCAAGCGTTGTACTGCTCGCGAAAGACCTCGATTGACTGTTTCGCCAGCATCGAGGCCGCTATTTCAGCCGGGAAGCGTTCGGGCGGGTCCATTCTGGAAATCCACTCGTTCTTGCCGGCATCGCGGACAGGATATGCCCCTTTGCCTTCCATTAGTTCCCACTTGATCCACGCAAGCCACTTGTCGGTGTCCTCGTCTTGCAGGGTGATGAAGTCAAGTTTGAGCCAGGGGCGCCATTTGCCGGGCGCTGACATTGCTTTGAGCCGCGTCAGCTTGCCGTGAAACGCGGGTATCTGTTCGATCATTTCGTCCAACTTAAATCGGATCATCTTCTTTCCCCGTTGCTGGTAACAGCCCGGCGACCATCATCACGACGCCGGCGAACATTACGATCCCGTAGCTTAAAAACAGACCCACTCCCAAAAAAGCCATGCCGAATGCAATTAAGCCCGCGCTTTCCTTATTTCTTTTTTTTGCCATCGAACCATCCTGTGTTGAGTAGCCAGCGCGTGAAGGGTCGAAACGCCGGGGTAATTTGGAAAACCTTGTCGTCGGCTCGCTGCACGATCATTTCATCGGGTGTACTTGGGTTGACGATATCGACCTTGAATACCGGGATGCGGAACGAGTCGTCGCTGTTCTCGATCACCTTGCCGGCGCCATCGGTGCGGTGTCGTGCCATGAGCCGGGTGCGCTTCATTCTCGATCTTCCATCGACTTGACCGCGTGGCCGGCGTCGTTCCGCTCGTAATATCCGACCGGCTCTATGGTTTGTGAATAGCTCCAATTTATGAGTTCAATCAGCGGCATTTGCAGAAATTCCGTTTGATCCTTGTGGTGCCGCATGTAATCGGCAAATAGCTCATCCAGCGACCTGTGCAGCTCGATGTGGCGTTGTTTGTGTTCGTCAGGCGTCACGGTTCAATCCTTCGCTGGCGATCTCACGCACACCCTCGACCACATGGCGCATATTGCTGGCACTGATCGCCGTGAGGCTCAGGCCGGCAGCTTTCAGCACTTCCTCGGCCTTCTTGAAGTCGGGCTCAGGAAATACCGTCAGCGGATAGGCGTCGGCCCATTGCACGATGCGATAAAGCGCAGCCTGGTACTGTTCGATCTCATCGTCGGTGCTGCGGTGGTACGGCCCGGTAATGGTGCGGGACTCAAGCCAGCGCATCGGGTCAAGCTCTGTGTCGAACTTCACGCTGTACAGGCAGCCATTCATCGAGACAATGGGGATCGTGGCGTCCTCGTCCTTCTCGTCGCCGCAGAGGTACATTCCGGGGTTATCGAGCATGGCCTGAATATCGGGCGGTATCTGGTCAGTCATTTGCCGTAATCCTCGACCTTCATTTCCAGCGCCTCGTCCAGCTTCTTCTCCCAATTTCGCTGACTCTTGATATCGTGGAGCAAATAGCGGGCGCAGGACTCGATCTGTCGCAGCCGGGACAGCTCACGGTAAAGCTCGGTTCTTATTTCGTTTCGCACCCCGCCGATTATGATTAGCAGCTCGACCTTATCATCCAGCCCGAGGCCTTCAACCAGCGCAAATAGCTGTTTGGTGTACTTGTCGTCGCTCATAGCTCGGCCCTTATTTTGCACACGCGCCACATCAGCTTGTCTTGGATTTCCAGCTTGGCGACCTCAAGCCGCATGTAGTAGCAGGGCAGACCGTCAGCGGCATCAATCGGGTTGCCGGGGCTGAACTCGATCTGCGCCTGGTAGTGGCCGCGGTCGCAATAACTCGGCCGTGGATTGATCCACGCCAGCATGGTGTCGTCAATGTAGAGTTCCAGCAGACCGGGATAGGCCTCGTTCTCGCGCCACTCGGCCCGCTCGATGTTGTCGCGCAGCCACGCCTCGGCGGCTAATCGCTCGATTGTCTCAGTCACGCATCACCACCCCTGTTTGCTTGTAGAAGAACTCATGCTGTGCCTGTTTCTCGAATTGATCGGCAAGCGCGCGCAGCGCCTCGGCTGGCGTGTGTTTCTGTTCATGGCTGTAGAGTGCGTACTCCTTGAATACGCCGCCCACTACTGCCGCTGTCCAAGCCCAACCGCTCTGACATTCCAGCGATATCTCAATGCTCGATTCGCCGTAAGTCGCGTATAGAGGCTCCCGGTTCTCATGCGTGGCGCGTTGGAGTTCTGAAAGCTGGCTGCCCCACCCGGAAAATATAAATAGGTCGTCCTCGCCGGTCAGTTCTTTGTACGCGGCTCGCACGGCATCGCGCATGGGCTTATCAGCACCATCCGGCACCAATGCCCGCGCCACTTCGCCAATTTGGCAGTCCCACATTTTTAGTTGAGTCATTGCAGCTCCAATGGCAGCCCTGCTCGGCCGCAGTAGCCCTTCGGTCCCGGCTCGGATAGGTAGGAATCCGGCCCCGTTGTGAGTGTCTCGGTCCAGCGCCAGCCCATACACATATTTGTGCAGCAATATCGGACGCCTTCTCTCTCGACGCCGCAGCCCTCGACGCAGCACTGCGTCATTTGGGCCTCTGCTTGGGTCACGGCGCTCATACAAATATCGCCGGCGGCACCGGTATCTCGGTGTCGTGTGGGCGCCAGATATGCAGCACGTTGTCGTGAATGTTGATGTGGCGCTCTGGTGGCAAATGGAGCTGCATCGCCGTTTCGTCGGCGTTGAAAAACAGCCGTTTGACGTACTCCATTTCCAGCCAAGTCGGAATCCGCTTGGGACAGGACACCGACACATGATCCCAACCGGCGTCATTGGCGGCAACAACCTTCAACCGTTGTTTGCTCGGCGGTATCGCCGGCAGCAGGAAGGCGCCGCCATGCGCCGCTTCCTCGACAGTCTCATTGACCGCAATCAAGTGTTCTTGGGGATGCCGGTGGTGATTTAGCTCGTTGAGATCGCGCACCTGGTTGTCCTGTCCTGTTCCTGTCAAGTCTGTGGCGGGTCAATTTTAACGAGCCACCACTCGCCGCCACCGTTCAAATACTCGTCTGCGTACTCGGTGGCGGTGTTGCCATCATCAAACGGCCCAATGATACTCAGTCCGTCGATTGGATTACCGTGCAAAATAACATACATTTCTTTTGTCCTCTACGTTAATTAGGGGTGACTTGCCCTCTTTGCCTTGGCCTCATCGAGCCAGTTCAAAACGCTTGGCGCCGTTATAGTCCAAGGCTCGCGGGGCAATCCAGCGATAACCTGAAATTTGTAATCCTGATAAAACTGTTGGGTTTTGTCCTCGTCGTTCGTCACGTTGAATAAAATGGCATAGGCGAGCTGCGCCGGGCCTGATCCACCGTAGCCCCACGCGAACCCATCGGGGCTGTGATTCACTTTATCGAGGCACTTGGGCAGCGGCGCGGTCAGGCGGCCTGTCTCCATCACCAATACGTCGCCCACATGCGGGTAATCGTCGCTTTCCGGGTTGTTGACATAGGTTCGGTCCATCACCCGCGCAAAGGCCTTGCGCTCTTTGTTTTCAATCGCCTCTTTGATGCGGCCGACCAGCCCATCGTCCAGATGAATCACCGGCAGATCGGACTTGCTGGCGCTCTCGGCCATTGCGTCGGTGTATTTCTGCGCCTGTTCCAGCGCACCCGCGGCATCGAGCCAGATCACTTTATCCATCACTGAGGTCGTCGTGATACCGGCATCGAGGCTGGCGCTCTCGCCATCGACGGTACTGCCAACCATCACCATGCGGCCACAATACAGCGTGGGCGAATCAACCAGGGCGAACCATGCGTACTGCATCCAGTTGCCATTGTCGTCCAAGTAGCCGGTCGTTCCGCCGCCAAAATTCACGGTGCAGAACAGATCGCAGGGCCGATCGCCCTCGTCATTGCTAATCAGGCGTTGAATCTCCCGACAGTCGGCCTCGCTCTGTAGCTCGTAAACGCTGCGATCGTAAGGGTCAACTACTATTACTCGGTGTTCCATGATTCCTCTCCTGTGTGTAAGTCGGTACTAAATTGGGGCCAACCCGTAGGCACTCATGCGCCCCACCGGGCAGCCCCAACCTGCTAACGACTCGTTGCAGTCTCCCAATCAGAGATATCGAGCCGTTCAACTCGCTTTCCGGTGCATCCGTGAGCGGCCCCGGTAGAAAATGCGCTTGAACTGTCCTTCTGGACTCTCGGCCAGTTCCAATTCCTGCGCCTTGCAATCAATCTCTTGCAGGGTGTCCATGCTCCAATCGTCGTCCTGTTCCATCGTTTTGAGCGTGAACTCAGCAAACTCAATTAGTCGCGCTTTCATGGTTGTCATGCCTTTATCCTCGATAGGTGTGGCGCTGATATCGAAATCCTCTAACACCTTGATTGGCACCGTTTCGTGAAAGTAATCAAGCGCGCTGCCGGGACTCTCGGCCTCAATGTCATACACGCCGACCACCCCTCGATCCAGTCCATGCAAATCCTCGGGCGCTCGGCCGCTTGTCACCTTGACTCGATATTTCACGCGCGGCGCGATCTTGACCTCACAATCGGGCTGGTTCTCGACTGTTTCCAGCGGACACCCAACAGCCTCATTCCACTCGTCGCCGGGTCTGTCGCCTTCGCTTAGGTTGGCGATCCGCTTCAAAATGGCGGCGATCAACTCGGTTGGACTCGCCGGCCATTCGGCCGGTCTGTCCGTATCCAGGCTAAACGCGAACCCGTACAGGTGGTTGTACTTCTTCACAGCGCCGCCTCGGCCTTTTGCAAGGATTTGATTGCGTGTTCCGGCAGCTTGTATTTCTTGCCATCGTCGCGTGTCGCAATGATCGGGAACTTGCGCGCCTTGGCGCTGATGCCGGCCAGCGTGTAGTGGTGGCCGTTGTAGTTGAAGGCCTCGCCGCGTTGATCCGCCTTGAGCCGGTAGAGCAAACACATTTGCTCGTATTCTTCCTTCTCCGGATCGTAGCCCTCGACCGCCACTTCCAGCTTGAACTTCACAGCATTGTCGGAATAGCTGGCGTTACCACAATGGATGGTGACGCCCAACTCCTTAGCCAGCGGCACAAGCGCCGCGTTCAGTTCGTCGCGCAGGGTTTTGCACAGTGCGCGTGTGATTTTCTCGATCTTCATTCCTGTTCTCCTTTCCTTTGGTGTAAAGCAAGAAGGGCAACACTCGGAAGTGCTGCCCGTTTTGCTCACGCCAATTCGGGCGTGTATTTGAACGTGGCGCGGCTGTGCGGCTTGTTCATGGTCGCGGTCAGTTCGTTGGCCCTGATGCGGGCCTCATCCTCAGTAAACTCGCATTCCTCACCGTCTGCCTTGAGATAGGCTTGGTTGTAGCCAGTGATGCCGCCGCTTACCTCACACAAAATGCGCCAGTTCCGCACACCGTCGAAAATAGTCTCGCATTCGACCACTTCCTCGTATTCGCCAAAGCGCGAAATTGGAACCTGGTGGACGATTTCGCCCGTTGATATGTGTCTGAATTGCTTGCTTGTGAATTGCATTCCTGTACTCCTTTCCTGTCAGTGCCAATAGAGCGCGATCCACGTATCAGGGGCTAATTCCCTGACATACGCGATCGCTGCCCTGAGTTTGGGGTATTCGGCCACATAGGTCATGGCGGCAATGTCGCCGGCCTTGTAGATGCGAAACTCGTCGCCGTATGGGTCTGTGGTGCCTTCCATGTGGCCGTAGCCGGGCTCATCGTTGTCCAGCTTGCTCACATAGCTCGACCAGTTCACCGGCGGGTCATAGCCGCGTAGCTTCCGCAGTTCGTCGTGATATTCGTAATTGCTGCCTACATCAATCAGCGTGTGGGCGTAATTGAAGTCCATCGAGCTAGTGCCTAGCACCAGAAATCCGAGGTCAACACTCATGGCTGAAATCCTCGATAAACTTGTCGATTAACTCGTTGCGCCGGTCTTTGTCTTTCCAATCAGGCGGGCATTCGGGGATCAGGTCGGCAATGCGATCGCGCATGGTTGCGGTCAGCATGTTGTCACCCGAGGTCGTCGCGGCCAGATAGCCAATGCAGAACTTCACAAACTCCTTGTGATAGTTCCAAAATGTGTCGGTGTCGTCGGGATCGGTCAGCGCCAGATCGGCCACGCGCGTAATGAGTTGGTGTGCCATGTGGCGCAGTCCCATAGCGCGCTGTGCGTCTTTCCAGATACACGCTGCCGGGTGATTGTTGGCGGCGAAGGCCTCGACTGCGGCATGTGCGCCGCGGCCTCGCAAATAGACGCCATGATCGTCTGACATATCGGTGTACCAATCGAAGTGGTGTACCGCTAGGCAGAACTCCGCAAGGTCGCGGGGCGATTGTGGTAAGGCTTTGCTGCTTAATCTGCTCATTTCCTGTTCTCCTGTCCTGTGGTCAATCGTCTAGGGTTCGATCCTCAAACTTTAATTGCGCCTGAGCGTAAACAACTTCGGCCAGTTCCTCGGCCAGATCAGCGTCCCGCTCAGTGCTGAATACCGGGCCGGATGCCACGCTAATCAGCGGTATGTCTAAAATGGATTCGTCAAGGTCGTACACAACCACCTTGCAGCGCCACTTGCCTGTGATGTGGTCAAGCCGGCTCATTTCCTCGCCTCTTGTTTGACCACCTTCGCCAGCACCTTGTAGATGGCGCGCTTGGTGGCCTTGATTGCGAAATCCTCGCCCTGCTCTCGCAGCACGTTATGGGCCGCATGTAGCGCAGTTGGGCCGGCATCCTCGATCGCCTCGACCAGCAACATCGCGCTGGCGGTGACAATCTGCTCCTGTTCTTTAATCGCTAATTCTCTGCTCATATCAGTATCCCGCGGCTTCGGCCGCATAGTCTCGTTGGCTGGCGTCTTTCACTTGCCAGTTGGGCCAGCCATCGGCGCTGATTTCTTCCAACCTGGCGGTGAGGTCGGTGTGCTGCGTCAGTCGTCCGTCGCAGTCGGTTCCGTCCGTAGTGATTGCCATGAGTAGCTCGCCGCGATCGAGGCTCCACGTATAGCCGGTGTGCGTCCAACCTTCGTCATGGGCCTCGCCAAAACCCCAAGACAGGGATTGGCCCGGTTTGAGCGTTAGCGTTACCTCGCCCTCGTCTGGTCGGAATTTGAAGCGCGCATTGGGTGTGCCGGCTACCTGAGAAATAAGATTCATTTTGTTTCTCCTAGACAAGTGTGAGCTGATGTGCTGTCGCGGCCCGGCCCCATTGATTAGCAAAGGCGGCGGCGATCCCGAGGTAGGTTCTGGCTCGATCCATCCAACGGGTATCGGATGGGCCTAGCTTGTTGTATCCGTTATCGGTCTGATTGGCCCAACGGGGCTTACCATCCACATAGCGGGGTTTGACGTATTCGGTGGGCTGTAGCAATGGCAAATTCTCAAGCCACAGGCCTGTGTTCTTGCTGGCATCCTCACCAAACTCGTTGGGTTGTATCCACTGGTCGGCCGGGCGTATGCGGGTGCCGATAACGCCGCGCGGGTTCTCAAGGCATTTGCGCCTGATCTTGGCGCCTAGCAACTCGCGCACAAAGTCCAGTGCTTCCTCGCGCGCTGCCCTGCGTTCTGCGCCTATCAGGGTGCCGGCCGCTATCTTCTTGGTCTGTACGTCGCGGTAGCACCATTCGGCCGAACTGGTGAGGTAGGTGCAGTCGGGAAAGGCCAGCATGGTGTCCCAACCGTCGTTAATAATGTCGCGAACGTCGCCGCGATAATGGGGGCCGGGCTGTTCACTCTCCAACAGGTCGCAACTCAGAGCATCATGGCCCAATGCCAAGAACTCGTCGCGTACCCTGCCTGAGAACTCACAGGCGACCAGCACTCGGGATAAGGCATACTGCGCCACCCTTGCCCGGCCCCACGCTTCTGTGACCGCTGGCTCGATATCCGCCCACGAATCAACGTGTGGCATCTGCTTGTGAACGGCCGACTCCATCCATGCGTGTGCGTCGTCAAAATCAAATACATGGTCGATTTGAGGATCATGCTCTGCCACGTTCCTCAAATTGATCTGTGTCAGTTGGCTGCTGGTATGCGCTACCCGAACAGCCGCCGAGAAATCAGCGGCCAGCCGGGTAACGTCGAGCCCATGCGAGTGCATGTTCACGCGGCAGCGGCTCTCTTGTAGCCAGCGGCCCACTTGACCACGGCATCCTTGAGCGCCTTCTGCATGTTGGTCATTGGCCGGTATCCGTACTCGGCCATGCTCAGGTCGTCGCGACCAATGGCCTCAAGCGCCGCCGTGACATTCATCAATTTCATTTCGATGCTGCCTTTGGATCGTGCGACCAGTGCGCCAAATTCGCCGCCGGGCTGTTGCAGTTCCTCGCCTCTGGCGTGTCGGATCATTGCGGCCTTGTTGTAATCCTCGCCGTGGGTGGAGTGCCACCACATGCTGCGATACAGGATTAGCGTGTGTCCGATTTCGTCGGCAGTCCAAGGGCCGGCGCCTTTCATGGGCAACACCCACAACACGGTGCATCTTCGCAACGTGGCCCTGATTTGCCGAGGAACGTGCCATCGGGTGAATAGGCGCCAGTGGGATCATAGTGGCTGGCGATACGGCCGGGCGACCAGTTCTCGCTTTCCTCTTGGGTGAGGGCTCGGGGGCTGTCATTGCCGTTGCGCTTGGCATTGGTGTTGACATACGGCTTTTGCTCATGGCACTCAAGGCCATAGATATGTTTCGGCCCGTAGTACCGGGCGCGAGCGCCGGCCGGCAAGGTGGCGCCACAATCGGCACATACCGCCTCGCGTTTAAGGGTGAGTGTCTTAGCCATCGGTTTCTCCTGTCCTGTTGTGAAAGCAATAAAGAGCCTCGGCAAGCGGGGCTCTGTGCTGCTCTCAGGGGCCGGCAAATATCACCGAATCCTGAGCGTCCAGAACTCGCCAGAACTCCACTGCTGTCCAGCGGCTAAACAAGTCCTGCGCCGCGGCCTTGGCATCGTCGGCAGTCTCAAAGGTCACGGCGTTGCCGGTAAAGACGCCATCGCGATCGCCATAGGTGTTGACCTGATATCGAAAGGGTTTGGGTTTGGTGTTCATTCCTGTACTCCTGTCCTGTGGTGGTGAATCCGAATCAATATGATGAATAGAAAGTGCGCCAAGAAAAGCAGTTCTGTTGTCGCCATTACGTCCATGCCGTTAGTCCTGTGGGTTTGCGTATTCGGGGTCATTGAAGAAGGGATCGTCGGGGCCGTTCTCGTTTTCGTACACTGAACCGCGGCGCGTGAACGCGGCAACGGCTTCGTCAATCTGACGCAGGGCCGGCGAGGGTACGTGCTGTTTGAGTATGTCGCGGAGTAGCGATTCCAGTACCAGCCAATCGAGCTTGCGGTCTGGTCGATCCCATAGAGCGTCGATGCGCTCGTTGATCGTCGGGCGGGGTTCTTCGGCCACTATCCTGTTCTCCTTATCCTGTACCTGAATAATAGGCCCAAACTGTTGCAATTACCACACTTTGAGGCTAAATTTCACGGCTCACTTGGGGTTCAATAATGACAAAAAATAGCGGCCCAATTCGCGAGCTGGCCGACAATCAACTGATTGACGAGGCGGCCGATTTCCTGCGAGACAATAAGGGGACTCTGACAGCTATTTCCGATGATATCGGCATACCTGTACGGTTCTTCTATGATCTGGTCGCTGGCCGGGTCAAGAATCCCGGCGTCAGGCCGATTGAGAAAATACTGAGGTACAAGCGCCTGACCGGCGAAGAACTCCAATCTGGTCTGCTATCGTGATTCGCAAGGTCGTGGATCTGGTGCCGACCGGACTCAAGGCCAAGGCCAAAAAGCTAGGCCGACCAACGGTTGATAGATCCAAGGGCAAATATCCGTGGTTCAAGTTCTACCCTGCTGATTGGCTCTCGGACTCATCCCTGCAATCCTGCTCGTTTATCAGCAAAGGCCTGTGGATTGACACGCTGGCTCACATTCACAAGGAAAGCGAAGGCGGCAGCATCACGCGATCGGTGGGCCAGTTCGCCCGCCTCTACAATCTCAGCAACAAGGCATTGATCGAGATATTTGACGAGCTGGCCGAGACTGGCACGGCCGAGGTCAAGTACACCCGAGTCCACCCTGAAACCGGTGAGTTTCTTGTGGATAAGCCTGTGGACAAATTCACCGAGGACGTAATTAAATCGAATTTGTCACAAATGTCACAAACGGGCGATCTTAATTCCTTCGCTAATTCCGTATTTGTCACGCTTTTGTCACGGCGCATGAAACGGGATCAGGTCAAGCGGGATAGTGACCGGCTGAGAAAAAGAAAGAGCCGCGACCAATAGCTGAGAACCGCATACCTACGTCAGAATTAGGGGATACCAAGGCAAGGGGTATCTATTCTAAATCGCCTGAGCGGCCTGTGAGGCGGTCTGAGAATCATCCAGCGCAATACCTTTGTCACACTTTGTCCGTAAATGTCACAGTGGACTCACGCGCTATTTTTCTTTTGTCACGGGGTAGAGTCAGAAGTCAGAGGTCAGATATCTCTTTTGAGTTCGCTGGTGCCTGTTAGTAAGTAGGGCGGCAAGCGGATAGAATCGCGCTCATGGCAGACCGGCTTGGAAGGAATCAGTTCGATAGGTTGGTGAAGAAATTCACGCAGCAAGGGTTCACGCCGGCACAAGCAAGACAAAGAGCCAGAACAGCCACAGCACCCAAGCTGACACCGCCACCGGGCGTCCGACAACAACCTAATGGCTGAGACAATCAGACTGGTACTGGCCGGCAACAGGCTTCTCAGTCGCAACCAACTCGATAAGATGAAATGGCCCGCGCGTCACCGACTGTCGAAGCGGCTCAAGCGCGAAGTGGGTCTGCTTATCCTTTCGTCCAGGCTGAAAAAATCTCTGTATCCCTTACAGCGCGCGGTCGTCAGCATCACAAGCTACCGCAAGGCACTACTTGACCCCGATAACCTGACCGCCGGCGCAAAGTCCTACATTGATGCGCTTGTGACCAACGGCCTACTGATTGACGACAAGCCCGAGAACATTAAATTAACCGTCAATCAAGTCCGTGCCGGCAAATATGAGACTGTGATCGAAGTGCAAACTGAATAGCCCTGTTGTACTCTCAGGCCGGCACGGATCAGGGAAATAACCGCATGGCATCGCTACCCGTTGGCTGGCAGAACCCGTACCCGGAATTAACGGATAAACAAGGGCGCTTCGTTGTTCTTGTATCCCTTGATAGCAATGCCTCTCAGGCTGCTCGGGACGCCGGCTTTAGTGTGAAGTCTGCCGGAACAACGGCTGCAAAACTGCTAAAGAATGGGCGCGTGGTGGCGAGGATTGAAGAACTCCGGGCCGAACTTCGCGATCGCCACAGTGCCACGGCCGACAATATCATTGAGAGATACCGCCAAATGGCTATGGGTGATCCTGTATCCCTTGTGGTTGTTGACTCTGAGAGTGGGCTGTCACGCTTCAAGACACCGGATGAGCTGACCCCTGATGAGCGGGGGATGATAGCTGACGTATCCATACGCACGTACACACACAGGCTCATGGATGGCAGCGAGGTGCAGCGTCAGCAGTTCAGCTACAAGCTGGTCAATGTGAAGGATAGCCTTGACTCATTAAGTAGAACCTTCGGATTGTTCCGAGACAAGATAGAGCATGAGCACACACACAAAATAACGCAGCTATTTCAGTTCGTGCAGGATAATCCACAAAATAGCGAAACGGTCGCAATGTTGGACGCCAAGCACAAGGGCGTGACGATCGAAGGAAAGGCCGACCATGTTTGAGGGTGCAGGGGGCCGGGTACGTGGGGGATGCGGGGTATGGATAGGTCGATGGGTGGTCGGGGCGGGCGGGCCTATGCCCGATCTGATCGCGCCGGGCGCAGATGATCTTATATACATCACATAGGAATGAGAGCCCCAAAAAGCCTATTTTTTTATTTTCAAGGATTTGGAGTTAATTAAGATGAAGGCATTCAAGCTATTTATTATTTCGTTATTTTTATTTTCCGCTTTTTCAGTTCAGGCCACTTACCGGTCTTTCGAGCTTCACGCATCGTCAGTTGAGACGCTCACAGGGGCCGACACTGCCGGGGTTGTGCATCGGGATGGTGGGGATATCAGGTGTTATCTTGATGTGACCGCAGCCGGCACAGGCGACACCCTGGACGTTGATCTGATTGGTGTTGTGCGTGGTGCGCGCTTCGTCATTGCTTCTTTCACTCAAGTCGCCGGGATCACAACCGAATCCGTCTTATTTACTCAGGCGCCTAATTTACTGAGTTTGGATTGGACGATTGCGGGCGATGGCGGCGAGACATTTACATTCAGCGTGGTCTGCGCTTCTGACTGATTTTCTTATTTTAAGGGCTATTTTATCGTGGTTTTCCCTTCCGGTTAATGCGTTGGTTCGCTCGTAAAACATCTGCAGCCGGGAGAGTAGCGGACATATTCTGCAGCCGTGGTGATCACAAAGAGAGCCACGTTCAAATAGTCTTTTCACAGGGGAGAGTTAATTATGGGACAAGTAACAGTTAAATTTAGCGGTAGTTTCGGGGATTCCGAGGCTTCTTATTCCGCGGAGGAAGGCGGCCACGCTTACGCTATTTCGCGGGCCTTCTATTTTCTGCTGTCGGGCATGGCGAAAGCCATCAAGGTCGATCACGACTTGCACAGCCAGAACGTCCATCCAGATCGGTCGGCGTTCGGGACTAAAGCGCCGAAGCAATAATGGCTGGTCGCGGTTACAGGCAGCGCCAGAAGGCCTATAAGCGAGCTCGCAGGAAGGCCGAGCGCGATCAGCTCTTGGAGTTGGCGCGGCGCAGGGCGCAGCAACGCAGCCTCTCGGAGCCGCTGTGACAGGCAAGGCAAATAGCCATGACGATGATTATTGGGATCGCTTGAAGAAGCAGTTCCGGACCTGTCAGTACGACCATTCCGGCGCCTATGCCGCTCAGAACCGCACCAAGAGCTCGGATATGAAGAACTTTGAACGGAACCTCGAAAATACTGAGAGAAACGTGCAGAGCGCCAGTTACCAGCATTTGCGAAAAAGCGGCTATTTTCACCCGCGGCCTTCGGATCGGTTGCTGCCCTTGACCAGATTAAAGGTAAATACCGGCTGATGGAGTGGGAATCTATTTTATCCGGTATTTTTGCCGTGCTGGCGTTCGCCTGGTTGCTGTGGGTTGTGTTCCGCAAGGACGGTGAGGACTGATGTTCGTATTTATCGCCAGCGTTCACCACACCGGGACGCAGTTCGCTCAGAAGCTATTTGAGGACTTGGGTTACATCGGCACCGATAAAACACCGAAAGAGGCCGGAAATAGCGTTAATTACTTCCATCGCAGTCATATTGCGCCGTCAATTCTGACCGAATTAAAAATGTGGCTGGAAATAGGCGTTCCGATTGTCGTGCCAATGCGCCATCCCTGGGCGGTGGTGCAGAGCTGGCTTGCCCGGAAAAAGGCTCTTAAACAGCTCATGGAACAGTACGAGCTGCTATTTCGGCTGGTCGATACCTACCCGGTGCTGTATTTGCCGCTGGATACGATGGACCGCGAGGTTTATCTGCATCATTTACGGCTGGAATGCGATCCCCTGCTGACGACCAACTGGCCGGTAATCGGTTCCGACGCGAAATTAGAGCGCGTACCGATTGATGATGAAGGCGCCGCGATTCTGGTCGATCTCATTGACGAGCCGCTGATGCAGCGTTTTTACCCCGGAGCATGGACGCTGTGATGATCGCGCCGAACTCGGAGGACGTTCCACATGGAACATAGTGTCGCTCACGACATTTTCTCGGGTGAGATCCCGATTGACCCGGCGATTGCGCGGGCCACCGATCTCGCGTCCAAGTACCCGAAAGACGTTGAGCAATGGGATAACCAGCTCTGGCGGCTGCACAATATCTACTTCATCGTGGACAAGCGCGGCGACAAAGTGCGCTTCACGCCGAATTGGGCGCAGATCGAGCTTCTCGATGAGTTCTGGTATCTGAACATCATTTTGAAGGCCCGCCAGCTCGGATTCACGACCTTTATCGACTTGCTGTTCCTCGACAACTGCGTGTGGCAGGAAAATAAACGCGCCGGCATCATCTGTCACAACCGCGACGACGCCACCACTATTTTCCGCGATAAGGTCAAATACCCGTTCGACCATCTGCCGGATCAGATCAGATCCAGCATGAACCCCAACACCGACTCGGCCCGCGAGCTCCTGTTCCCGAACAACTCATCCATTCGCGTCGGCACCAGTTTGCGGTCGGGAACCTTGAATTACTTACATATCTCGGAATACGGAAAGCTCTGCGCGCAAACGCCGCTGAAAGCCAAAGAAGTCAAATCTGGTGCGCTGAACACGGTTGAGGCCGGGCAGATCATCTGCATCGAATCGACCGCAGAAGGTAGGTCCGGTCATTTTTACGATCTCTGTCAGGACTCGCAGAAGGACGCTCAGGCGCAAAAGACCCTGACGCCGCTGGATTACAAGTTCCACTTCTTCCCCTGGTGGCGTCACCCGCAGTACGCGCTCGATGGGCCTGACTACGCCGATATCGTGATCCCGAAGGAGTTTCTCGAGTATTTCGATGAGATCGAGGACACCATTGGCCGCAAGATCAGTCGCGGCCAACGCCTCTGGTATCTGAAAAAGGCCAAGATTCAGGGCGAGGAAATGAAGCGCGAATACCCCTCGACGCCCGAGGAAGCCTTCTACGCCTCAATCGCCGGCGCCTACTACAAGAAGCAGATGGCGGCAATTCGGCTCGAAAAGCGCATCCGGATCGTGCCGTATCTGCCCTCGCACCCGGTCAACACGTTTTGGGACTTCGGGCTAAATGACGAAAACTGGATCCTATTTCACCAGCAAGTAGGGCTTGAACACCGCTTCATCAACGCCTACGGCAACTCAGGCGAATATCTGCCGCATTACGTTGGCAAGATGCAGAGCTTCGGCTACGAGCTGTGGGGCCGCCACTATCTGCCGTGGGACGCCGACGCTCACACCCTGCAAGGCGGCGGCAAGAACAATTACGACATTCTGTGGGATCTCGGCCTCAGACAAATGACGGTCGTGGATCGCATTGATGCCGAAGCCGATGGCGTCGAGGCAGTGCGACAGATCCTTTCGTCGTGCTGGTTTGACGAGGAAAACTGCGGCGGGCTCGTTGACGGACTCGACCATTACCGCAAGGAATGGGACGACCGCCACGGCACTTGGAAAGACACCCCCCTACATGATTGGGCTTCGCATCCGTGCAAGGCAATGGAGTGCTTCGCCCGCGGCTACCGAAAAGCGGTGCGCCAGGGCGTAGGCAAGAAAAGACGCAGGCGTAGCAACAGCTACATGACGATGTAAGGAGAAAACCATGTCCAGCGATAGAAAACACGCGCCGAAAGGTCGCAAACGATCCGCTCCCAAAACCAAGGGCAAGGGTGTTTCACACACGGCGAGAAAAAACGCCCGGCCCGGAGGTAAGCCAGCCCGAACTAACCCTCGCAAACGGGGCTGACAATGGCAGTGCTGGAATCCGCGATTCTCGGGATTCTGGCAGTGCTGCTTACCGGCGTAGTCGCCGTGAAGTCGATTCACTCGGACATAATGCGTACTATCTGCATGGCCGCGACAATGGCGGCGTTTTGGATACTGGTGGTGGTCGCCGGCGAACAAATAATTTCGTGGGTGATTGCCGATATCTTTGGATAGGGGAGGATTTATGAGTAACGGAAGTGGAGCAGAACGAGTAACCGGCAGTGACGCACCGGAGCGCGCGTCGTCTTTTTTCGACAAAACCGAAAACAACTACCGCAATGTGGAAACTCGCGCGTTTGAGGCCAGAGATCGTATCGACCGTCTTTGCGACAGTCTCAACGGCGGCCAACCAAGAGAGGCGGCGCTCAACAAGGGCGAACAAGACCGCCATCCGGCGGCGTTCGATCGCTGCAATGCCGCCGAAGCAAATATGTACGCCGCCATGAACGCACTTGAGGAATCAATCGTCAGGCTGGAACAGATCGGCCTTACCTAACGGAGAAATCAGCATGAAGTGTAAATTTTGCGAAATGCTCAATCAGCAGCCGGAAACTGCGTGTACCCATTGCGGGCGCATGTTGCCGGCATTGCCGGGTCCAATGACCACCACGGAGTCAGAGAATGACGAGAACGCCGAGTCACAGGCCGAATCGGGACAGGCCGAAACCACCCAGGAAGGCCAAGAAACACCAGAATCCGGGGTCGAGGCCGGTGCTGAGTCCGGTGACGGTGGCGGTGAAGCGGTCGCTGCCGAGGGCGAAGCGGAAGGCAATGCGGAACAAGTTACGCCGGAAGATGGACACGTTGACAACGTAGGCGATGAATCAGAAAAGGAAACGGTTCTTCCCTAACATCATCGTTAAATCGGTGGTCGAGGAAAAGATCGGCCGCTTTGTGTTGACGATCAATGAAATGGAGAAGGTCGTCTATGTGCGGCATCACGGTAATGGCCCGAGTCCCGAAGAACGGGCCAATATCGAGAAGTTTTTGCGCTACAAGCGCCCGGATATCGTCAATCCGGGCGAAGTAACAGGATGGGGGATTCAGTTCGCGCTCGATCTCCCGATGTAGTTCCGTGCAATAACCGTTTCCCCGGTGTAAATTCGGGCAAAATTTAGGAGTGTTCAGTGGCTATTGCAGGCCTAGCGCGTGACTTTAGGAACCAGCAAAATTTTTCCGGGCCAGTAGCATTGCCCGGTAGTGAAAGAGAACACGCCCGACAATTACAACTGGTGCAGGCTGGCCTTGGTGTGCAGCCCAATAGAACGCCGAGTGCAGGCCTTCGTGGTCGTTTGAACAACCCCATTCCCGGCAGTCCCGGCGCCGCTGGTGCAGCAGGCCCGAATCCTTTGTCATTTAACCCACCGCCAACCTTGAAAAAGAAGCGGGCCGGGGCAAACCTTCAATCGTTCCTTGGGTAATTTTTAATGGCCGTAAACGATCCATTTGATTTCAAATTCCGGGCCGATGATTTCCAAGGGGCGCCGATCAGGGCGACACCTACAGCGGACTTTGGTTCTCCAATTTCCAGTTTCGGCAGTGATCTATTCAAAAATAAGCCGCCACCCAGGCAAGCGACTCGCGGGCAAAAAAACAGAGCCTTGAGCCAAGTCGCGCGAGCTTTAGTTGCTGAACGGCGAAAGCGATTACAGGAAAGCACCGCAAGGCGCAGGGTCAGGTAGTTCCGTGCAATCAATACGATCGCGGTGTAAATTCGGGCGAAATTTAGGGATCATTCATGGCTGATCAAGAGGAAAATGTTAAACGTATATTGGACAATCCCTTGTTCAGTCTCAGGAACAACGCGCCGCCAGCCGCCCCGCCGGCCAAACTGACAGCGGCGCAACGCGGCGAACAACGCCGCCGGGCCGCCATCAAGCGCGGTGAGGATCGTCGCAAGGCAGCGATAAAACGCGGCGAGGAAGGCAGGGCGAAAGCCAACAAATAGGAGCAAGGTAATGGCGGTCACTGCAATACATAGCGATTTTGGCCGGCAAGCGTTTATTAACGCCGCCGGCGCACAACAAGCGCAGCGCAGACACGAAATACAACTGGCGCAGATCAGAGCAGGCGTTCAGCCTAACCGTACCCCGAGTTCAGGCCTGCTGCAGCGTTTGGGCGAGCCTATTCCCGGCAGCCCCGGAGCTGGCGGTGGTGGTGGTGGTGACTTTACCCCGTTACCGGCGCCACCTGGCGTTCAGCCTCGTTCCGCCGCTGGTGGGGGAACACCCGTTGCCGCGCAAGGATCCAGTATCGGTACTAACGCACCGCCCACGGCGGCTGTCGCGGCGCCGGGCCGGGCGCGGACAAATTCTGCCGCGGGTGCATTACGGTCCTTCCTTGACGCACAGAGAGGCTAATCATGCCGGCCAAAAGTAAAGATCTTCTACTCGCCAACGCGCCGCCGGACCAAGAGAGCGTCAGAGGCGTAGATTCCATAGTTGCTCAGAGAACACCGCGGGCCAGAAACAAACCGACACCCCAAGGGGCTGCTGCTGGCGCCGTTGCGAGTGTTTCTGCGGGTCGTAAATTACGTCAAGCGCGCATCCAAAGATCTATCGCCGGCGCCGCCGACGACCAGATAAACGAGAAGCGCAGACGGAATCGACGCTGATGCCGTGCGCTGGCTGCCAAAGGAGACGGAAAAAGATTGTGGCGGCCATTACCGCTGTCAAACAGGGCATCGCGCAAGTCGGTCACAGTTACCGGATGCAGACCGCGCCGCTGCAAAAGAAAGATCCCAAGCGAGCGATACCGCCACAGACCATTGATATCCGACAATGAAAAACACTATTGCCAAAACCCGCGACTACGGTGAATTTGTCATTCGCCAGCAGTACGTGGACACCAAGGATTCCGAGCTCAGTTCGGATTACCAGCCTGCCCTGGTTATCTGCCGTGCGAAGCGCATACAGTCGCGTTGCGCGTGGATTATCATGCTGTCGAGCGCATTCAAGTACGTTGACGACCCGCAAAAGGGCGGTCACTCGTACTACATGCAAGCCGCCAGCCTGCAGATCTGCAAGATGCTAGGACTATCGGAAACGAGAGAGCAAGCGTTCAGAATAGCCGAGGCTATCTTGGGAAATCTCGAGGATTTGATCAACATGCCGCCGGTGGACTTCCAGCCGGATCCGATCGCGGATATTTCGGCCAATATTGACGGCACACATATCGAGGCGACGATTCACTGATGGTAGCTTCTGTAGAAAATATGCGGAACTTGAAGCGTGGCGTTCAACCGCTGGATGCCCGCTTTGAACAGTTTGACGACGAGCCCGAGGAATCCACAGTTCACCCGTTGGACACGCCCGAGAGCGTCACGCTGCTGAAAAAGCTGCAGGAATGGTGGAACGAAGCCCGCACAGCTCATTCTGAAAACCGGTTTCAACAGTCAATCGACGCCGATTTTTACGATGGTCTGCAATGGGACGACCGGGACGCCGAGATCTTGCGAGAGCGCGGCCAGGCGCCGCTGGTGTTCAACAAAACCGCGCAGCACATAAACTGGCTGCTTGGCACCGAACGCCGCACCCGCGTCGATTTCAAGGTACTGCCGCGCAAAGACCACCACGAACAAGTAGCCAAGTCCAAAACCAAGCTGCTGAAATACGTCTCCGATGTGAATAAATCGCAGTTCTCGCGCTCACGCGCGTTTGCGGATTCGATGAAAGTGGGTGTTGGCTGGCTTGAGGACGGTATTCGCTCGGACCCACGCGAGGAACCGTTATTCAGCCGCTACGAGCACTGGCGAAATATGTGGTGGGATGCGCTCGCCAAAGAGCCGCATCTGCAGGACGGTCGCTATATTTTCCGCGTCAAGTGGACAGATTCGGACGTTGCCGAGGCGATGTTCCCTGAGCGAAAGAACGTACTGCAGCGCACCGCCCGGCATTCAGATCTGAACTTTTTTGAGGACGACGACGAGTTTATCTTCACTTCGTTGTATCACGATCATCGTGGCAACAACCCGGTCTTTGCCCGAGGCCGGTCTTTCTTGGATACGAGTTTCAACATAGGTAATCGCCGCAGGCGAAATAAGTTAATTGAGTGCTGGTATCGAAAGCCGGTCAGCGGGCAATTTCTTCGCTCCAAACCCCACGCACTGATGCAGCCTGAGTTGCTTGATCGCCTCGATGCAGTCAACGGACTGCCGTTTGAGGCCGGCGATATCGACCAGAAATTCCTCATGGATCAAAACCTTGTATCGACATTTGATGCCGTGGATATGCAAGTGTGGGTTGCCATTTGGAGCGGCGATCACTTGCTGCAGAACGTCCAGAGTCCGTACAACCACAACCGTTTTCCGTTCACTCCGATTTGGGCTTTCCGACGCGACCGGGACGGAATGCCATACGGCCCGATTCGCAACATGCGGGACGCTCAGGAAGATCTGAACAAACGCAAATCCAAAGCCCTGTTTATCCTCTCCACCAACCAGCTCATCGGTGACGAGGACGCTTTCGAGGATTGGGACGAAGCGATTGACGAAGCCGCGCGCCCTGATGGCGTTCTCAAACACAAGCGCGGTGCGTCTTTCGAGATCAACCGAAACATCGACTTGGCCGAGGAACACGTTCAACTGATGCGCGACGATATCGCGTTCCTTGAGTCGGCATCCGGCGTTACCGAGGAAAACCTGGGCGAAGTGACCAACACCAACTCGGGTACGGCGATCAATCTCAGGCAGACACAGGGATCGGTGGTTACTGCCCTGCTGTTTGACAATCTGCGTGAGTCGATCCAGCTCCAAGGCGAGATCGACCTGTCGCTGGTGGAACAGTTCTACGCCGAGCCCAAGATGGTTCGTATCGTGGACGATAGCGGTCGCACCGATTTCTTAGAGGTCAACACGGCGCAACGCGACGATGATGGCAACCTGAGCGTGTTGAATGCAATCACCGAGTCACAGGCTGATTTCATCGTGGATACACAGGATTTCCGCGAAACCATACGCCTCGCCATGTTCGATCAGCTCATGGAAATGACGACCAGGCTGGATCCGGAAATCACCATGCAGCTCCTTGACCTGATTATTGATATGTCCGATCTGCCAGAGAAGGATGAGATTGTTCGCCGCATCCGAAAGATCAACGGCATGACAGATCCGGACGATCCGAACCGCGACCAGATTGAGGCCGACGCGGCGGCAGAGGATAAAGCCGACAAGGATCGTGTGCGTAGAGGCGAGGATGCCAAGACCGCCAAGGATGAGGCAATGAGTGATAAAGTCGCCGCCGAGGCGGCCGGCACTCGGGCCGAAACCATCCAGCAAGCTCTGGAAATCGTCGCCGCACTCAAGGGCGATTCAAATTTAGCAACGGCAGTCGATATTATGATGGCTTCCGTTGAGGAACCGGGGACTGGTTCAGCAGCGCAAGCCTTATTGGCTGGCCCGCCGAGTCAGACCTTGGAAATTGAAACCCCGTTTGATGTTGAAACGGATACTCAGCAATAGCTTCGCATGAGTGAAGGAGTAGGAAAATGAGCAAAGACGCCGCTGCGGTAGCAGCAACCGATACGCCGACCGACGATGAGCAGGCAGCAGCAAAACCCGGCCTGTCTGACGAGGAAAAGGCCGCTTTAGCCGCCGAAGATGATCAAGCCGGTGGCGGCACAAAAGACGATAAGGCTGCAGACGCGGCAAATCCTCCCCTGGATGCGGCTGACGCCGATTCAACTGCTGATGCCGCTGCCGGCGCTTCTGACGACAAACCAGACGCACCGCCCGAAATACCGCGTGGTGCCGCGGCCAACGTAAATCTGCAACCGTCGCGAGCTGTCGATTTGAACCTTGTCAATGAGCGATTGGGAACCCTTACCGACCTACAGGCCGATTTGGACAAGAAGTACGACGATGAGGATTTGACCGCTAAGGACTATCTGGCCCAATCTCGCGATATCACACAGGAAACCGCCGATCTCAACGCAGACATACGTGAGGCGCATTTCGTTTCCAGTGCCAACGCAACGCTCGCAGTGACCGATTGGCAGCGGTCGGTCAACGATTTTGTTGACAGCAACGCCGAGTTCAGCAGCAGCATCATGCAGGGCGCACTGAACGCTGCACTGAATGAGCTGTACACAGAGGAAGCTAATTTCGGCTCGTCGCACAACTGGTATTTGCAAACGGCGAAACGTGCCGTGCTTGAACAAATTTCGCCGGCCGACGCGGCTGCCGCTAATCCATCGGACGCGGATCCCAATGCCAAAGCAGTCGCCGCAGCCAAGGGCGCTGCTGATAAAGCCGCCGACGCCAAGGGCAAGTTGCCGAAAACACTGAGCGACGTACCCGCGGCTGACGACGCCGGCACCGGCAAGGATAAGTTTGCCGATATCGACAATCTTGAGGGCGTCGAGCTGGAAGCCGCCTTGGCAAATATGACCACCGAGCAAGAACAAGAGTATTTGCGGGCCGAATGATGGCTCGCGTTTTTTTAACCGTAAAAACCGGGAAAACGCTCTACATTGACGTAGCCAAGCTATTTCCCGAACTCGTTCTGAATGGTGCGGGGCAAGTGTCTCTCACCCTAAGAGCAAAGAAAGGAAGATCGGCCCGCTTTGAAGTTGTTGCAGATGAGAGGGTGTTCATAGACTTGCACCCCCAAAGTAGTGTAAAACTCGCAGCGGATACTCAGTAAAAAAGTAGGTTCCGGGTCGCATGAGTGACTGAACTCTCCCCACCACCGGAGGTAGTTACTCATGGCGCGCACAATCATTGGGTTAAATGATCCCAAGGCCGTAAAAAGATTCAGTGCGTTTCTGGCAGTCGATACCGCTCGAATCAGTTATTTCAATCGCAAGTTCATGGGGGTCGGTCCCGAGAGCGGGATGCCGATTCAAATGCTACCCGAGCTGGAAAACGACGCGGGCGAGCAAATCACTTTTGATCTGATCATGCAGCTCAGGCAGCAACCGATTGAAGGCGACGACGTTCAGGAAGGCACCGAAGAAGATCTCAAGTTCTACACTGATCAGGTTTTTATAGATCAGATGCGCGGCGGCGTAAATGTCGGCGGTCGCATGACGCGGAAACGTACCATTCACGACTTGCGACGGATCTCTCGTCGCAGACAGTCCGAATGGTGGGGCCGGGTATTCGATGAGTTGTTTTTCATCTACCTTTCCGGCGAACGCGGCGAGAACACCGAGTTCATCTTCCCCACGACCTACGCCGGGTTCGCAAACAACCCGTTGCAGACTCCCGACGCCGATCACAGGCTGTACGGTGGTGACGCCACTTCCAAGGCAACGGTTGACGCTGCCGACATAATGGACACCGATGTTATCGACCGCAGCAAGACGCGGGCGGTGATGATGGGTGGCGGTACGCAGGGAACACCGCAGATTCAGCCCATTATGATCGACGGTGAGGAACACTACGTTCTTCTGATGAGCCCCTGGCAGGAGTTCGATCTCCGCACCGCGGCCGGCGCGTCCAACTGGCTTGAAATCCAGAAAGCCGCTGCCACCGCCGAAGGCCGTAAGTCCCCGATTTTTAAGGGCGGCCTTGGGATGCACAATAATGTCGTACTTCAGAGTCACAAAGGAGTGCTTCGTTTCACAGACTACGGTGCAGGAACCGATGTAGCTGCCGCCAGAGCCTTGTTCATGGGCGCACAAGCTGGCGTAGTCGCGTTTGGCTCACCCGGCACCGGGCTCCGTTTCGACTGGCACGAAGAAAGCCGCGATAACGGCAACCAGGTGGTAATCTCCACTTCCTCAATCTACGGATTGAAGAAAACGAGGTTTACCATCGAAGGCACAGCGAAGGACTTTGGCATCTTGGCGGTTGATACCGCGGCTGCTGATCCGGCGCCTGTCACTTAATCGGAGGACGAAATGGCTACCAAATCAAGTGTCTTAGGTTCCAATTCCGGCCCTGCGGTTCAAACGTCTCAGGCTGGACAGGTATCTGTCGTTCGCGGCAGCTACGATCTACTCGCAACGGATTCGGAAGATTCCACGCTTCAACTGCGAGTTGTCAAACTGCCGGCACAGCACAGGATCATTGATCTTGTGCTGGACAATGACGATCTCGACGGTGTTACGGCTGGCGCCATTGATATCGGCCTTGAGGATTCGATTCAGGATCCGGCCGATACCACCGATCTGCTGTTGTTCGCTACGGCGGTTGATGTGCAGACAGCAGCAAACCGGCAGAATGTAATGTCGTTTGCTGCGGCTCGGCTTGCCGTTCAGAACTACGACAGGTTCGTTGTCGTGACAATAGAGACAGTATCAACCACCGGTCTTGTCGGTCGGCTTGGTCTGACTCTGACCAGTGTTCCTGAGCTCGGCCCGCAGTTCGACGGTAACGCTTAAAATCCATGAGTGGCCCGCCCTTCGGGGCGGGCTCTTACAGGCCTGGGGAGGACGACGAAATGCTGATTGAGTGCAGACAGCGCCGCGATGCGCGGCCAAGTAAACGTGTCGGTCGCAAAGACCTTGATCTTGGCACGAAATCCAAAGTACACGGCAAACGCTACTGGTTCAGACCGCAACCCGATCTGATCAGCAATGGCGGTGATCCACTCGCGCATGTGTGCGAGGTTGAAGATCCGAAAGCCATTGAACGCTATTTGTCGATTGCCGAGGCATACAACGAATTTGGCAAGCCGCCGCGGGTAGCGCCAGAAGGCCGGGAGTTTGCCAGTGGCGGTCAGCCTGAAATCGAAACCTTGTTGCTCGATGCGGACGATGCTCTCGGCAAGCGCGATTCCAAACCTTTTACCTCGGATCCGCTTGAACGTGCGCGTGAGCTGCAGGGCGAGTGGGTTCAGGATATGCTCGACAAGTCCGTGCATGATATCGTTAAAACCGTGCCGGGCCTGCAGGACAGTGAGGTTGCTTTACTGCTTAACGGCGAGAATAAAGGCCAGCAACGATCTGAGCTATTACAAGCCTTAGATCCTGCTTTTGTTGCACCAGGGGAGACAACAGACATTCAGATGGAGTAGTTGATGGCGGTTACTGGCGAGAACAAACCACCCCTGTCGCTTTTACAACTCGCCACGATTTTCCGTGAGAATGTGGATGATCTGCCCGGCGATATCGTTGATACCTCGACGCCGTGGCACAATGACGATACCGGTCTGCTGTGGTCGAACAGCGAGATTTGTCGATATGCTGACGAAGCTCAACAAGAAGTAGCTCGCCGCATCGGCGGGATTCTCGACCAGCACACCAGCATTGCCATCAATCACATTACCGTCACGGCCGGCACTCAAAGCTACGGCTATGACAAGCGAATCCTCAAAATCGAGCGCATCAAATACGTCAAGGACGCATCCAAAGACGAGTTTGTGCTTGACCGAAAAACGCCGTTTTGGATGGACGCTAATCACCGGGAATGGGAGCTGGAAGGCAACGCTACCGGTGAGGGCGTAGTTCAGCATTACGTCGAGTACACCGAGGAACGCGAAATCAAATTGTGGCGTGTTCCGGATGCCGCCGGCGTCCTTCATCTAACGACTTATCGCCTACCCCTATCTCGATTGTCGTGGACTCTGCGACATAGATTGCTTGAGATACCGGAAGAAAATCAGCTCGATATGGTGGACTGGATGATGTTTCGCGCCTATTTGAAACGCGATGCCGAGACTGAGAACCCCGACCTTGCAGCAGTCCACAAAGGTCTATTTGATGAACGCCTGGGTGAGCGGCCTTCCGCTGCCCTTGAAACAGTACGTCGCCGCGAGCACAAGATGGGCCGGCGCGTCACCGCGCATTTTTTCTAGGAGCAAACGATGGCTAACAAACTGAGAGCAACCGTAAACGTCACGCTGGCGAAAACAGTCACCGCCGATCTGGCCTTGAACGCGACGATCGTTACTGTGACCACCAACGTCGCCGTACCGGGCGCGAAAGCGGGACAGTTCTATCTGGTGGCGATGGCGAACGCCGATCTGACTGCCAACCTGTTGATGCAGCCTGTGATTTACTGTGAGGCTGACGGTATTCTGATCGTTCGGACAGTGAATCCGACTGCCGGCTCGCTCAATCCGACCGCCGCGGATATGCACGTTATCGGGCTCTGAGATCGTCGGCATGACCAGCAAGGTCACTATTACCGCCGTACTCATCACCATCGGCGCGGTCGCGGGTGCGGCTACCGCAACCACAAAGTTTTGGGGCGACTACGGCTGGATCACCCAATCTGACTACCGCGAGGATCATCTGGTGGTCGCCAGTGCGGAGCAAATTCAGGACATTGCGGATTTGCTAGGCGATCTCAAAGAAGATCAGGACACCAATCACCGGCAATGGGAATGCGACGAGCTGGACGAGGAAATTCCAGAATTGGAACTGTTACTCCTTGAGGCACAGACCAACGCCGAGAAGGTTGCGCTTAATCGCACATTGGAGAAAAAACGAGAGCAGTGGGATAAACTCGATTGTTCCGAATTTACCGATCTGGATTAGCGCGTGACGATCCTGTTCACAGAGGGATTTGAGAACTACAACGCCGTTGAAGATATGGCCGGCATGTGGGCTGAAACTGGCGTCAACGCTTTCCAGCAGCCGGGCAGAGATCCATCCGGATCCTCTATTGCACTATCGACTACAACAAATTCGATAGATCGAGCAATCGTCAATTCCGTCAGTGGTGTTATCGGTTTCGCTTTCAAATTCACTTCTACACCAGTCGCAGAGGATTATTTTCTGGATTTGAGGGAAGCCAGCATCGGCCGGCACATGAGCATGTGGCTGACTACATCGCATCAATTACAGGTCAGACTCGGCCTGACAGCGCCCAATATCTTGCAAACTTCATCAAGAACTCTCGCCGCGAATGTTTGGCATTACTTAGAGGTCAAATGGCTGATTGACGACACCACTGGAAGCGTAGAGGTCTTTGTCAATAACAAGAAAGGTGGCTGGATCGACTTTAGCGGTGATACTCAGCAGGGCGGCAATGCGTATCTTGATTCTCTGATGCTCAGATCCGGCAACAATTTAAGCGGCCAGCCGTTCAATTTTGATGATGTTTACATACTGGATTTACTCGGCGGTGCGCCGGGCAACGACAGGCTTGGTGATTCGATTGTCGAAACACTCAATCCGAGCGGCGTCGGCGCCGAGGCTCAATGGTTGCCCTCTGCCGGCAGTAATTTCCAGAATGTTGACGAGGCAACACCGGATGGCGACACTACTTTCAATTCCTCGGCGGTGGTTGACGACGATGATCGGTTCGCAATGGACAACCTGGTTAATGTACCGTCCACTGTGTTCGCGGTTCAGGTGCAGGGCGCGTTCAGGCTCGAAAATTCGGGCAACCGCGATGTGCGTCTGAAAGTTACCGATGGCGTTACCGAGGGTCAGAGTGACGACAAACAACCATCTTTCGATCCAGCCTACGTGATGCAGTCTTTCATGTTTGAGGATCACCCAACCGGCGCTGCGCCGTGGTCAACCGCCGAGGTTAATGCGATGGAAGCCGGCTACAGGATTCAGGCATGACTATCCTATTCATGGAAGGCTTTGAAAATTACAACAAGGATTCCGATGTAGCCGGCGTTTGGAACAAGGGCGCGCAGACGCCTGTTTATCAGGCGGCCACCCGAGGCAGTCCCGGCGCTGCCATTGAACTTGGCTCAAGCCGAACCCTAAACCACGCCATTACAGAAAATCCGGCAACTTGCACGGTTGGGTTTGCGTTCAAACACGACAACGCCATGACCTCAGCATTTGCGTTTTTGCAGTTCAGAGAAGCCGCTGCGGCTGGTGGCTTCCACATTGAGATCCGCGTTAATACTAGCGGACAGATCGAGGCCCGCCGATTCGTCACAATCGTAGATACATCGAACAAATCACTCAGCCAAGGTGTCTGGTACTACATCGAGGCCAAATTATTTGTTAGTGATGGCGCAGGAACGTGTGAGGTTTGGGTCAACGGCAAGAAAGGCGGCTGGATAGATTTCAGCGGCGACACACAAAACGGTGGTAACGCATTTGTTGATGCTATTCAATTACAGGGATTGTCTGCTGGTGCTGGTGGGCCTTTTACCTTTGACGATCTATATGTCCTCGATGATAGCGGTGGCGCTCCCGGCAACGACAGGCTTGGTGATTCGATTGTCGAAACCCTGAATCCAAGTGGTGCTGGCTTAGAGGCACAATGGAGTCCTTCTGCCGGCTCCAACTTCCAGAATGTTGACGAGCCTACCCCTGACGACGATACGACCTTCAATTCCTCTCAGGTGGTTGACGACGACGACCGGTTCGCTATGGATAATCTTGTCAACGTGCCATCGACCGTGTTTGGTGTTCAGGTCAACGGCATGTTCAGGCTGGAAAACTCAGGCGCGCGAGACATTCGTTTGAAGGTTCACGATGGCGTAACCGAAGGCCAGAGCGTTGATAAGACGCCGAGTTTTGATCCTAATTATTCCTACGAATTTGAAGTGTTTGAGGATCATCCAACCGGTGCTGCGCCGTGGTCAACCGCCGAGGTTAATGCGATGGAAGCCGGCTATCGGATTCAGGCATGACCGCGTTCCGGATTTACTACGGCGACTTTTCGATCTACGAGGGCGAGCCCGAGGGTGCGCCATTTCAAAACGTAATTGCAATCGCGTGGAACGACCCGACGAAGGGCGCCCGCGATCTCGGCCGCGTGGTGCTGCACGAATGGGATATCTATATTTATTCCGACGACATTGGCTGGCACGGCACGAACAAATACATGGATCTGCTACAGCATCTTGGGCGAAAGGGTTGCGGCCCAGGTGGTGTGCGCGCGGTGCTGACCGGGCGCTGGATTGACTTCGACAACTACAAGAAAATTCTCGAGCAAGCCAAAACCGAACCGGGCTTTGACCACAAATCTGCAAGCAGGCCGGTGCTTGAGGATGGGCGCGAATGAGTTCCGCAGCCGCCCCTAGTGTCCGACACTGGCAGATTGTTGGTGGATCTGCGTCAGCGGTGCCTATTGACCAAGCCTCGCATGAGCTGTGGACGCTGCTCGGCAGTGAAGATACGACCATCGAGCTTGAACTCGATGAGGACTACGCGATCATCTTCAAGGTAGGCAATACCGGTGATATGCAGGCTGCCGGTGATATGCAGTTCCAATACGAGGTCAACGGCGCCGGCGGCATGGTCGATGTAAACGCGACCAGTTCAAACCTTCGCAGCGCCGCCTCTGGCGATACCGAGGATGCCACCAGCGCCACCGAGCGGCTTGGCACCAGTGCCGAATCATTTACAAGCTCGGTACTCGATGAAGTCGATGGCTTAATTGCAACAAACATCACCGGCCACGAAGAATTTGAGTTGTATTTCACTTTCAATTTGCGTAGCGCCGAGCTGACCGAGGGCGGCGAATCCATTGAGCTGCGCCTTACCACCGGCGGCGCCGACTTTGATCACACGGCGGTCGAGCCTATCCTGATTACCTTACCGAGCTTTGCCGAGCCGCCACCGGCCTACATTCCGGTTCAACAACTCACACACAGGAACCGCTCGATATGAGTGACTACTACTTCAAGATAGGTGAGATCTCACAGGAGACTCGCGCTGAAATAATCGTGATTTGCCGCGGTCTTGATCACGATTGGCAACCGTCCGTAGGGGAAAAACGAAACTACACCGCCAATATGGAGGGCAAAGCAGCCCTGCAGAAGATTACCGAGCTCACAGATCGGTGGCCTGTGGATATCTGGCAATCAGCTTTTTTTCTTAATATCCCGCCTGGCGGGCAAGTCCACAAGCACGTTGATGAAGCCCATCCGTGGAACACCTACCATATCGTCCTGCTGACCAACGATCAGTGCATCAATCGGGTTTGGGAAGGTGAGCGCGAGCACGATTTTCGGCTTCAACCGAACGGAATTTACCGGATCGACCGCAGCATCCCGCATGAATCGTTCAATCATGGTGAGACAGAGCGAATCCACCTACTAATGGAAGTTCACGAAGGTAAATTCGATCCCGGCCCACAGTAAGGAGCTTAAATTATGAAAACCACTCTCATTTTGTTCGCTCTGCTCGTTTGCCTGCCCGCCGGCGCCGACACGCTGCGGCTTGATGAGCCTTGCTTTCAGGTCAACATCGAGGTCGATCCGGCCTATGTGGTGGAGCTGCGCGCCTTTCACGAAGGCCAGCTCGTTGTTGTTGATCGCACTGGCTTTCCGGTGGCGATCTCAGAGAAGTTCTGCGGCTTAGGCGACTGGCTGGTGGAGCTGCGAACCGGCGCCGAGTGCATCGAACTGCTTGAATATCGGAGCGTTACTGGCGAGCCGTGTTTGTGGTCTGATTGGGAGGAAGCGGTAACGGCCAACGTGCAACACGGTAGCCTGCCGAATCCACCAATTTTTCTGGTCCGCATCGACAGAGATACACGATGGAGCCGGTAATCAAGCTGCTTCATCCGGAAGTCGAGGAATCAACCGACAAGCGAGCGATCCGAACGTACCCCGCTCCCGACAACACCATGAAAACCTTTTTGAAACGCTACAATCCGAGCGATTCGCCAATGGGTTTTGTGATCGCGGTACGTGCATCCGGACCCTTGGTTGTGGTATTCATTGACGGCGCCGGATTGCCCTTTTTGACAACTACTGTTCACCCGGTCGGGTTCAAAATGGTCAAGCTGGCGCAGCAAGCCGAAAAGGGTGACGTAGTTGTTATGAATATCAATGGCACTGATATAGGCTTGCCGCCCAATAACGCACGACAGGTCGGCGCCGCGCTTTTGCGAAAGTCCGACACCGCTGATGATTGGCAATTAAAGCACCGCAGGAGAGCAGCACAATGATGGGACGACTTTACAGCGCATCAATTCCTAATGAAGCGCAGACAACCGCAAAGACGCTTGTTGAGATCGCTGCGGCAGCAGACCTGATCGTTACGCTTGAGCGTATGTGGATCAGCCAGAGCGATTTCGATACCTCTGAAAACCTCGGCGTGAAAGTCGAGGACGAAACCACGACCGGTACGGGTACGACCTTTACCGCGCCATTGCCATTCCCGTTGGTCACAAGTGATACGCCAAGTACCGCTGTGGTCAAGACCAACTTCACGATTGAGCCAACGTATTCTGGCGGCATCTATCTAACCCAAGGCTTCAACGTGCTGTCCGGTTGGCTGTGGACGCCGGCGAATGACGATGAGGTTATCGTTATTTCTCCGTCGCAGCTCGCAGGCATACGCCTCGATGTGGCACCTTCGGGTTCGATGAACTTTAGCTACGGCCTGATCTACCGCGAAATCGGCGGTTAATCAGTTCGTCTGATGCGGGGTGGCTTCTCGATTTAGTATTTGGTGGCGCCGTGGCCGCCAATTAGCGAAGCTACCCCCGCTCGACCGTTTTGCACCACCACCGCCACCGGGGCAACCGGTGTCGGCGTTTACGCCGCATTTCCAGCAGACGCAAAACACCACTCACCGGCGAACGCCGGAAGAAAGCCCGCACAATCCCGAGCATCCCGCGACTCCTGAGCCGCCGTTTGCGTTCGGTGCGGTAACGCCCGCGACTTCGATCAAGCGCCGCGAGACTCGTCGCCAGCGCATACCTGATCCGTTCCATTACGACAAGCCATTAACCACGCGGATCACGCATCTGACCGCGATGGCCTTGTACGGCCAAGGTCCGCCGACTACGCGGATCACTCACCTGACCGCAATGGTCTTGTATCGAAATCCAACCTCTCAGGGCCATCCTGAGACGACACCGCCCAAGAAGGGCAAAAAGCGCAAAAACACATTCCCGTTTGGTACTTCTGCTGGTCGCAGCAGACGCCAGCTACCACGACTTGACACATTCGCGCCGACACCGCCCGGCTTTTTTGCTGGTCAAATTCCGTCATTCGTACCGTCAGGCTTCTTCAAGAGCTCGTTCACGCGCACCTTGCAGCAGCCGCTTGAGCTCGATCAGCGGCCACCTACGCCGCCACCGCCTGTATCGGTTGTTGCCGAGACACCAGCACTTAAAGCCAATTTCAGCCGCTTCACGCGCAAGTTACTGACTCCGCTTGAGCTGAATGAACACCCGGCAACGCCGCCCTCAGTAATCCCGCCAGCCGCGCTAGATCTGCTGCTTGAGGCCAACCTGGTTGAGTTCAAACGGCAGATCCAGAAGCTACCGCAGCTCGATCAACGACCACCCACGCCACCACGATTCTTTGAAGGCTTCTGGCCTGCGTCAGATCCATTCCCGACCTTCAAGGTATCGTTTGATCGTAAGCTGCTGACACCGGCAGAGATTGACGAGTACCCGCCGCCGCCGCCATCGGCTGATCTTTACTCGGCCATTCACAAGTCGCCGGCGGCCATCAGAAGTGAGTTCAAGCGAACGCTGCAAACGCTTGGCAACCCACACGTTTATCCGGCGACACCGCCCGGCTTTAGGTGGCCGCGTCCACCGATGCCGACGCACAAGGTTGCGTTCGATCGCAAGCTGCAAACGCTGGCGCATAACGAGGAATACCCGGCGACACCGCCCGGCTTCTTTGAGGGGCAGTGGCCGTCGCACAAGCCACCACCAACGCTAAAGGCATCGTTCGCCCGCCAGCTCAAGCTGCCGCCAGAACACAACGTCTATCCGCTGCCGCCAGTATCGGCAGACGACTATGCCGGCTATACGCCTGTTCCGAAGTTCACTCAGTCGTTCACCAGACAACTGCAGGCGCTTGGTAATCCGCATGTGTATCCGGCAACACCGCCTGGATTCAGATGGCCGCGGCCACCGATGCCAACGCACAAGGTTGCGTTCGCACGGCATTTGCAGCAATTACCGCAGCTCGATGAGCGTCCGTTGGCGGCGGCAATACAACCACCGCAGCCTGCGGTCGAGTCGTTCAATGTCAGCTTTACTCGAGATCGACAAGAGCTCGCACACAACTCAGCCTATCCACCGACGCCGCCGAGCATCATCGAGGGCATGGCGCCGTGGGCGGCTCGATCCATCCGGCGCCGTGAAACACGCCGCAAACTGCAGCCGGTATGGGATCCATCTTCAAACATACCGGAACTGTTTGTACCGGGGCTCACTATTTGCTGGCGAGCTGATCCTATCAATCTTGTCTGGAAGGCCTGCGCTGACGGTACAACTTGGTTCGCAGATCCACTGTGCGATTAAGAGGATGAACGATGGCACTTTTACTGATCGAAGGGTTTGAGCAATACACGATAGGCGATTCGCCAGAATTGGCTCGGGGTGGTTGGGCAGCCAACACCACACTCAACAACAGTTTTTACATTTTGAAAGCAGGGCGACACGCTGGCGGGCAAGGGATTGAACTCGCTCTTAACGGCGGCAATCTGTTTCACCCCATACCGGCAACCGATGTTGTAACGGTTGGCTTTGCTTACCGCATGGTCGATGCCGGTCCTTCTGCTCAAACTTTCTTGAATTTGCGAAATGGTCTTATTGATCACTTGGGTTTGGTTGCCACCGTTGGCGGTGAACTTCGATTGAATCGTGGCGTTACTCAGATCGACATTACGAGCGGCCTGGGTCTGACGCAGAACATTTGGTATTACTTTGAGATTGACGCCACAATCCACAACAGCACAGGTGCCTACGAAGTTCGTTTAGACGGTGCCACGATATTGAGCGATACCGGTGTTGATACGCAAAATGCCGGTGACGCTGTAGTGGACAATATCGAGTTTTTGGGCAACTCCGCGACTGATAATGAATTTGACGATATCTATGTCCTCGATGATGCCGGCACTGACAATACTGGCCTACTTGGTGATTGCCGGGTTGAAACTGTTTTTCCAGATGCGCTTGGCAATGAGAATGACTTCACGGCATCGCCGGCAGTAGATCAACACTTAAACGTCGATGATGGCGTCACGCCTGACGACGACACGACCTATAACTGGTCTGCAACAGCGACAGACAGAGAACTCTATGGATTCGCTGCACTGACCGGAAATGTCGGCACTGTCTTTGGTGTTGATGCAAAAATGCTGTGCAGAAAAGAAGATGCCGGCTTTCGTGAGGTTCGCGTGATTGCCCGCAGCAACATAACCGAAGTCGAGAGCGGCAATCTGACGCTTGGCGTTGACTATATCTACAAGAACAACATTTACGAAAATGATCCCAACGGTGGAATAAACTGGACTGAAACATCGGTCAACGCGGCGCAGTTCGGAATAGATCTGCAAACGTGATGTAGGTCGTGACCACCTACACAGAAGATTGGTCTGGTGAAGCAGACGGTGTTTATCCGTCAGGTCTGACAAAACGATGGACAACCACCAATGAAACAGTCGTTGCGGCCAACTCACTTGCGGAGGCCGAAGATAATTTCACGTTTGAGCAAGAATGGTCGTCCACTTCGGTTCGCAGGCTCAACAGTTTTAACGCAATAGATGGCGATGCCAACCGCGATGATCTCGACCTCGTAGTACGGTTCCGAATAAACGAAACACCCGGCGATTACCAGTACGGACTTACGGTTCGTGCATCTGGCACCGCGGGCTCGGAAACCGCGTATGACTTTTGGGTGGTTGAATCAGTCGCCAATACCTTTTTCGTCCAGTTGATCGAGCGCAACTCCGGCGTAAACGGAGCAGTGGTTTCCGGTGCGGATCAAGTCTCTGATGTAGCCAACGGTGATTGGCTCTACATGCGGGTGCGATGCAATGGCACCACCTTACAAGGCAGGCTGTGGAAACCCGATGAAACGGAACCGACGACTTGGAGCCTCGACACGACCGATGCGACGATCACCGCAGCCGGTTGGGGCGGCATCCTCGGTTTCACGACTGGCTCAAATGCGGAAACAGATTATATAGCCGCCGGTACAGCCGGCGACACCGCACCGATAGATGCGTCAACGAATACCGTTCTTCGGATCACTGCCGGTTACGGCGCAGCCCTCGTAACAGATGCCAGCGTTCCGGTGCGCCTCACAGCGGCCTACGCGGCAGCTCTGGTCAAAGACGACACGACGCCGGTACGGATCACGGCCGCTTACGCGGCAGTCTTATATTCCGGCGCCGTCGATGTGTTGCCAGCGTCAGCCTATATACCGGCGCCACTGCCCTTCAAAACGAGCTTTGCCCGGAAACTCCAAGTCCCTGCCGAGTTGGATGAACACCCGCCGACACCTATCTCGGTTGCCGCTGAAACGCCAGCCTTGCAGGCGAACCGTGTCTCATTTGAACGCGATCTCCAACAACCGCTGCAACTGGACACGCGACCGAAAACACCCATACCGCCAGCCGCCTTCATTCCTGTACCCAAGGCGAACCTGACTTCGTTCAAGCGCGTTCGCCAGGTAGTCCTCAATCCTCATGTTTACCCGCCAACACCGGCAGGATTTTTCGACGGTTTCTGGCCCGGCTCCAAGCGCGTCGAGGCGATCCTTGCCGAATTTGAGCGTGAACTGCAGAAGCTACCGCAGCTTGACGAATTTGAGGTAACACCGCCGGGCTTCTTCGCTGGTCAGTTCCCGGCAGCGGTCAGGCTCAAGCGGATCCCGAGCGCCTATCATCGCGAGGCGAAAGCTCCGCTTGAACTGAACGAGCGCCCGCCGACGCCACCGGGCTTTTTCGAGGGTCACTGGCCGGCGCCGATCCCTGATCCAACGCATCGAACGTCCTTCAAGCGGACGCTGCAAACCCTTGCAATTCCACCGGTTTACCCGAAAACGCCGGTATCTGCGGAGGACTACGGCGGCTATACTAAATTTCCGGCTGAAAACCGGATTGAATTTAACCGGCAAATTCAGCCGGTCCTCAATCCGCATGTGTATCCAGAGACACCGTTCGGCTTCCAGTGGGGTTTCTACCCCGGATCGAAGGCGGTCGAGTCCTTCAAGGTTGAGTTCAAGCGAACCCGGCGAGATCTCCCGCACAACCCTGAATATCCCCCGACGCCAGCCGGTTTCTTTGATGGCTTCTGGCCCGGATCGAAGGCAGTTGAATCGTTCAATGTCTCGTTTACTCGGGTCGCTCAGAAGCTACCTGAGCTCGATGAGTTTGAGCCCACGCCGCCACGATTCTTTGAGGGCTTCTTCCCCGCGCCATTCAGGATCAAGCGGATCCCGAGCTCATACCATCGGCAAGCGCAGCGCGTTCTCGATCCGCATGTGTACCCGACCACTCCTGTCGGATTCTTTGACGGTTTCTACCCCGGATCTAAACGGGTTGAGAGCTTTGTATCGTCATTCAAGCGGACAGTTCAGAAGTTACCTGAGCTTGATCGTTATAAGCCCACACCGCCGCGGTTCTTTGAGGGCTTCTTCCCGGCTCCTTTCCGCGTCAAGCGGATCCCGAGCTCCTACCATCGTGAGGCACAGCGCGTTCTCAACCCGCATGTGTATCCGGCTACGCCTGTCGAACACTGGCCGGCTCACAAGCGCGTCGAGGTCAACCGGACAGCGTTCACACGGCGTTTGCAGACACCACTTGAGATCGACCGCTATCCGGAAACTCCGAAATCCGCGGTTGCCTACGCCGGGCATACGCCTGTACCGACGCTCAAGGCCTCGTTCACGCGCCGGCTGCAGAGCCTCGGCAACCCGCATGTGTATCCACCGACGCCAGCAGGCTTTTTCGATGGCTTCTGGCCTGGATCTAAGCGTGTAGAACCACTGCGTAGTGCATACGAGCGCCGCCTTGCAAAACTGCCGCAGCTCGATGAGCGTCCACCGCCGCTGCCTGTGGTGCTGGCGCTGCCGCAGCCGGCGAAACGAGTCAAATTTACACGTAGCGTCCAGACGGTAATTCACCCCGAGCTGCCAACGCCAACCCCGCCGGGCTTCCGTTGGCCGAGGCCGCCGCCACCTGTTCTCAGGAGTGAGTTCACGCGCGAGCTGGCGAAGCTGCCGCAGCACGATCAATGGACGCCGACCCCGCCGCGCTTCTTTGAGGGCCAGTATCCGGCTGCCTTCCGGGTAGAGACTCACAAGGTATCGTTCAAGCGAACGCCGCAACCGGTTGTGTTAAGCAGATTCCGACCGGTTGCGATAGTGACCGCTTATCGGGCTGTCACTACCATTCGTCGGCGGGCCACCACCTTCAAAGCCTTTGCGCCACCGCTGCTGCAGCTCAGTCGTATTTTCCCGCCATCGTTCATTATTGGTGACGCCAGATGGCAGATGCGGGCTATTTACCGACGCGACATTCAGCGGGTCATTCAGCCAGTGTGGAACGCATCGCCTATTGTTGCAGAGGGTTTCCGTCCTTCGGATCCGGACTGCATCTGGCTCGCGGATTGTGCGCCTACCGTGTGGTTAGCTCAGGATGAGTCCTGTATTTGAGCGGTGTTTTCGGGTATAAGATCGGCATTGGGTCGCATGAGTGACCGCCAACTGATCAGCGAATCAGGGAGCGTCACCGTGAATCAACTCAACCTCACCGACTCGGCCAATTCGATGTCCTGATGGCCGACACGCTCACCAAACAACCGTCCGAGTCCCGACTCTATGATATGGACTTTTCGCCGCGCCTGGCCGTTGGCGAAAACCTCACTGGCACCCCTACGGTTACGGAAAAGACGGTCGATCAAGAAACCGGCCTCAAAACCGTGAGCACGGACCTGACCTTTGGGATTCCAACATCGAGCGGTCAGATTGCTCAGGTGCGGATCTCTGTGGGCCTTGATGGAGTTCTTTACGAGGTTACGTTCGTCAGCAATACGACGCTCGGAAACATCGTTGAGGCAGAAGGTCTGATGCTGGTGCTGGATACGGTTTAATGCCTACGCCAGTCAAAATGGAAGGATGGGCGGAAGGCCTCAACACGATTCTTCGTGCTGACTCCCTGCCGACCGATGCCTTGCGGCGCTGCGTGAACTTTGACGTTGACGATGCTGGCAAGCTGTCGCTGCGGCAAGGCTCCACAAAGGTCTATAGCGGTACGATCACCAAGGGTACGTTGTGGTCGAGCGAAGATTTCTCGCGCACCCTGTTTGTCGAAGCCGGTAGCCTTTTTGAGCTCATCGAATGGCCCATCGGCACCTACACCGGGCGCCTAGTTCGCACCGGTGTTGGCTCAAACCGCATGGCCTATCTGGATCTCAACGGCCGCACGTATTACAGCAACGGCGTGATTACCGGCCAGATGGAACCCGATGGCAGCGACATTGCTTGGGGGATCCCCGGTCCCGGTACACAACCGAATCTCGCGCAAGCGACTTCCGGCGAGCTCCCGGCTGGCAGCTATCAGGTTGCGACTACATGGATTTCCGATACTGGCGAGGAATCAGGCACAGGCCTGGCTGCCAACATCGAGGTTGTGAACGATGGCAGCTCGATCCTGCTGAGTGATTTTGCACCGCCACCTTTGTCCGTGGCGTTTATCCGTGTGTACGTGTCGCATGGCGATGGCGTAGGCCTGTATCGGATTGCCGATCTGCACCCGGCAGCGCCGAGCTATGAGATCGACAAGGTTTCAAACACCGCGGCATTCCGCTTGCAAACGCAATTCGGTATGCCACCACCGCCAGCCGAGATCCTTGAGTACCACAATGGCCGGATCTACATGGTGAACAACAACATTCTCTGGTTCACGGAGCCGCTGCGCTATGGCTTGGTCAAGCCGATGAAGGGCTGGATACAGTTTCCGAAACGCATAACGATTGTCAAAGCCGTGGACGATGGGATCTACGTTTGCTCTGACCGTACCTATTGGGTTTCAGGTGTCGATACGCCGCAGTTTCACCAGCGAGAAGTGCTGCCCTACGGCGGCGTCTTTGGCACCGGGATCAATCTTCCAAACTTCGATGCAGTGGCGTGGTTCTCCAACCGCGGCATCATCTTTGGTGGAGAAAACGGCGAGGTATTGAACATCATGGAGGATCGCGTGGCGGTAGCCGAGCATGGCTACGGCGCGATGCTCTGGCGTGAACACAAAGGCTTGCGGCAGATGGTCGCAAACTTGTGGGACGGTGAGCTGAATCTTTATTCAGCAGCCGATTATGTTGCTCTCGAAACCGCTCGGGGCGGCGTATTTATTTAACGAGGTAAAGTTATGGCTAATTTGGCTGATTTTTTAGTAAGGCTCTCGGGCGGCGCCGCGCAAACGGACCCGCTTCTGGCGCTTGGTGGTGTGATGAGCACTGTCACCGGCGGCAAGGTTCTGTCGCAGACGTTCACCGGGTTGACAATCACAGGCGTCACGATTGACGACGCAATGGGCAACACGCCCGGCTCAGGCTCGCTGTTCTTTGACCAGAGCGCGAACACTCTGCGCTGGACGCCCCCAGGTGGCACCGCCGGTACGCCGGTCGATGTAACCGGCGACGGTGTGTATGCCATTCAAGGCGGCGCCGATGGTGGCGTATTGCTGGTGGATATCGTCAACGCTTCGCTGCCGAGCTCGGATGCAACCAACACGATTGCGATTGCCAACCGGGTGCTGAACATTTTCGATGATGTGACCAAGGCCGAGGCGAAAGCCGGCGTCTTTGATTACCGTGGGCTTTATTTCGAGAATGCACACGCTTCCGAATCCATGACTGACGCACGATTTTGGGTGGAGAACAACACCCCAGGTCAGGACGTAGTGAACATTGCCGATGGTGACGAGGCGGTGAATGTCGCGCTTGAAGTCATTGGCGATCAGAACACCGCGCCCGCGGGTCCGGATTTTGATACGGCAAACCCGGTGGATTATGCGTCCGGTATCGTACTGCCAACACCCTTGGCCTTTAGTGACTTCAAAGGCTGGTGGATCAGGCGCACGGTGCCTGCAGATGTTTCGGCAGCAGAGGACAACAACACGTTCCGCGTTGGCTTCCGCATCTTTGTATGACGGGGGCGCTCTGTGTCGCACATTTGGTCAGATGGCTTTACTGCCTACGAGCTGCTGTCGGACCTCGATAGCCTGTACACCCGCGAGGGCGTGAGTAGCAATCTGAGGTTGGTACAGGCTGGTGGTCCGAACGAAAACGGCTCGATACGCTTAGGTGGCGTCAATCGAAGTGAGGCCGGGTTTTATCGTGATCTTGGCACTGCGATAACGACCGGCTTCATCGGCTTCTGGTTCAGGTTTAACGCCTTCGATCCGACCGACGATCTGGACGATATGATCATGTATCTGGCGTCCACCACCACTGCGCGGGCGTCAATGCGGATCAGTGAGGATGGCAGTATCCAGATCCGGCGCAGCACCACCGGCACTGAGCATTTCGATTCGTCAGACATTACCGACACTGCAGACGGTCAACAGCACTTCCTGTTCCGGGGAACCGAATACAAGATCGAACTCAAAATCGTGGGCGTCAATACCTCGGGCGCTCTTGAATTGCGAGTCAACGATGAAGTGTGGGGTTTGCTGGACAGTAAGGATTTCGACGGCACTTACAACCGCATCTATTTCAAGACCGGGCAGACCGGCTCGGGTGCGGATTTCGAGATCTGCGATCTGTATGTCATGGACGATCAAGGGACGATTGGTGAGAACGCGAGATTCCTTGGGTCAACGTGGAAGATTGAGCTCATCCGGCCCGATGCGGAAGCAGCCGGTATTGCGTTCACTCCGGAGAGCGGCGTCGATAACTCGGCAATGGTGGATGATGCGCCGCGCAACAATCAGGACACCGACTGGAATGACTCAACCGGTGATGCCCAGGTGGACCGCTTCACCAGCACCGACGCGCTCGATGGTGGTCTGGTTCACAGCGTATCGTTGTTGAATGTCGCGCGACATTTGGGCGCGGCTCAGAACTTTCGCGCTGTGATCTTTGAGGGGGCCACTGCCGGCAACGGTGCCGACGAGGCCTTGGCCGAGACATTCGCGGTGTTCATGGAAGATTTTGAAATCAATCCCGACACCAGCCTGCCGTGGACAGTCACCGAAATTGAGGCCTCTGAGTTCGGCTACGAGTCTAGGGCGTAATGGTCGCTCGCGTCACACAAACATACCTTGAGGTCTTAACGACCTCGGGTGTCGCCTTGACCGGATATCTGGACGCCGCCTACACGCACGATTATGTGGCGCCGCAAGGCTGGCTCGACGGCGAATATGAACTGCCTGCGGTTTTCCCGGCCACCGGCTTTATCGACAGTGAAAATTTCCTGCCCGGTACGAGCTCGCCAATCGGCTTCTTGGATGATCAGTACACCCTTGTCGATGCTGGCGGTTCCACCGGTTACGTCGATGGTGAATATCTCATCGACGTTACGCTGCAGCTTACCGGCTGGCTCGATAGCGAATACACGCTCGATGTGTTCGGTTCGCCAACCGGATATGTCGATGGCGAGTATTCGATTGAGATTGAGCTTGCGCTGACCAGCTATGTCGATGGCGAGTATTCGATACCAGAATCAATTCGTGCGACCGGCTGGCTCGACTCAAACTACATTCTGGAATCCGGCGCAGGCCTGGGTGGCTGGCTGGATAGTGAATACCAGCTCGACGCCTTTACACAACTGACCTCGGCCCTCGATGCCGGCTACTTGCTGCCGAAGGGCATCCTCGATCAGTTAAGCGGCTGGCTGGACGGTGAATACACGCTCAATGCCCTGTTTGCGCTAAACAGCTTCCTCGACGGTCAGTTCCAGTTACAGGTATTCAAGCAGCTCACCGGCTGGACTGACGAGCAGTACAACATTGAGATCGAGACGATCCTCAATGGCTTCCTCGACGCGGAGTTCGTGCTCAATGCGTATCTGCCGGCGACCGGCTATCTCGATGAAGAATATGCGCTGCAGATTTACGCCTCGCCAATCGGTTATCTGGATGGTCAGTACAACCTCATGCAGTTGGCGCAGCGCACCGGATGGCTGGACGCGATGTATATGCTGGATGCCACTGAGGAAGTGACAACCTGGGTATCCAATCAGAACACCGGCGCACCGTCGCGATACGAGGGCCACGACTTCCATTCATTCGCCCGCATTGGCAATGATTACATCGGTGCGAAAACTGACGGTATCTATCTGCTGGATGGCGCCGACGACGCCGGCGTGGACATTGACGCCATTGCCACGACCGGTCGGCTGGACTTCGGTTCATCGAATGCAAAACGGATTCTCGCGGCTTACATCGGCTTGGCATCGAGCGGGCAGTTACACTTGACGCTACGCACAGACGCCGGCCGATCGACCGGTCCATTCCAGTTACGTGTTGCCAGCACCGGCGCCCAGGTTGAGCGTACCAAGCTGCAGAAGGGTATTCAGTCTCGCTATTGGGAGTTCGACATTGAGAATTTCGAGGGCTCTGCTTTGGAGCTGGACGATATCGAGTTTGATGTAGTGGAGTTGGCCCGCCGACTGAAACGCTAATGACGGTTATCGCATCCGGGTCAGGTGTCCCGTACAACACTTCATATTCGTTTGAAGATCCTCTCCTGCACCCCTATCAGCGCCGCGCTGACAAGCGGCTCAACTTCATTCTCGATCAGCTCGACTTAGGCTCTGACGCCAATCTCGGCTACACCAAAGTAACGTGGCTGCCTGACGAGATTGTACGTGTCCGGTATTGGGCGCAGGAAGGCATCACGCAACCGATCATTGTGGTGCGCGTGGAGTTCCAAGAGGATTTCCGAAACAAATTTCAGCAGGAAAAGCTCGCAGAATTACTCGAGGAAATCGAGGATGAGGACGACGACGATGTGCCGCCACCAAGGAAATACATACCGTTCATGTGGGTTGGCATTGCGGCCATTGAGCATAGCTTGGCAGGCGGCTTCCCCGATAATCCGAACTGTGGATTTTGGGGCTATCCAATAGACCCGCGCTTGTGTGGCTTCGATCCGAGGCAGGCTGGCGCGCAACAGGTAGATTACGATTTTGAGCATAGTTGCGAAAGTTTTCCGGGCCTCTTGGCTATCGGAGGGAGTTGGGCCTCGCGCGTCGGCAACAACGCAGCCCAACAACGGTTTTTTCGGGTCAATGGCGGGCAGACCTACGTTTACAACCAGTTCGGCATAGAACAAGGCACCTTTCAGGACACTGATTGGCTGCTGACGGCAAATGGGTTGGTACAGGCCACGCACACCAACATGATTGCGCTTGAGCACGTTGATACTCAGGTCACACAGCCGGTCGCCGCACTTGGCACTGGACTTAGCAAACTTCCGGATGGCTATTGGAAACGATCAATTATCGTCGCACCGGGAGGCATCGAATTTCCAAATGGATCTTTCGGCTATGTCAACGAGCTCGGCGGTGGCGTTGCGGCAACCATGAGCGCGACCTATAGCGGCGGCACCATCGTAAGTGAACTGATACCCGGCAAATATGAAATCCAAGCGTTCAGCCAAACCTTCCAGTGCGAATGCACCCAGGCGCGGATACATATTCGATTTGTCATGGGCGATGGAGCCGGCGAGGTGACCGTAACGGACTTCTTTCCGGCCAGCATCGGCACCCCACCAATAAATAATCGCATGTTTTACTTGCGGGATCTGGTGTTGGGTGGCAATCCACCCTGCGGGGAAGCCAATGAGGAAACAGTGTTTGGGCCTAATGACGGTGGCCTTGGCTGGTGGGAGTTCTCGGTTCAGGCCGATGTTCAAAACGGCGTCCTCTCGGATGCCGACACAGCGCATCGTGATGCACCGTTTTTTGGGAGCGGCTGCGCGGCCACGCCTAAGAAGGGACCAGATTTTCCGGCCTGCAGAAGTTGTTCCGGCGAGACAACTGTGGCGCCCGCTAACAATCTTGACTACCCGAACGGTATTCACTGGCTTACCTTTAACGCGCCCGGTGGACAGTCCACGTTAGATCTCCGCGGCGGTGTGCTGTGGCACATGGCTCGGGTCGCTCAGGTTGATGGCGATGGTCATATTTGCAGGATTGTTCTGCTTGGCAATGATGGCGCTGCAGGCGCTTGCGCCTGTACCCCTTTCAGCTATGGGACCAACATGCCGGCGCTTGGCGTGAGTGCGGATATCCCACTCGGCAGCAATTTGACTGAGTTGTGTGGTGCCGAACAGTGTCAAGTGGCTTTTGGCGTTGGCGAACAGGTCGTCGTCGTCGGCTGGACAAACTTCTTCGGAGTTCCCTGCGGCGTTCTCGGTGGTGACTGGAAATTGATTGTGACCAAGCCGCATGGTGGACACGGCGAAGATTTTACCTCGTTGTTCTGGTCAGATCTCCGATGCGGAGAAGCGAAAGCGGTTGAGGAATTTTTTGCTAAGGTCGAGCAAGCGTTCAAGTTACGCTCGGAATGTAGTGGCCCGCCAATCGGTGTGACCTGTGCTGCCGGTAACGACTGTACCGGTCAGTTGACTTGCACAGAGTAGTTCCTAGCACCGCTACCGGATTTGAGGGTAGAATCGGCCGGAATCTTGGGGAGGGTTTAGAGGCTTGGTATGGCTGAAACAATCTTCCAATCGAATCTAACCGAAGATTCCCAACCATCGGCAACGATTCTTACGCCTGACAAAATTGGCGATCCCAATTTTCTCGTAAATATCAATGAGACTCTCACTCCTGACTCAACCCTGCTGATTTTGGAGACTGCGCTTGCGTCTTTTGAAAGAATCACGGTAGAGACTGAACCATTACCGGGCTGCCCGGCCATTCGGGACTTCCCCTTGCCGGTATTTGGTGCGGATCCTGTTCTTATTCCGCTGCCGCCGATCGCTCCGGAGCTCGACCCGCTACCGCCGCTGGCGGATCTGACAGCCCCGCTATTTACCGGCACCCCCTTCTCTGCTCAGTTATTTGATGGCGTGGCTCCGGTTACACCGGACTTTCCGATATCTCCGAATGCGCCGGCGCTCAATACAATCATCCCGTTTGCGTTGGATGGAACGCCGGTATTAGGTGGCAGTGATCCGGATATCGTGTTCCCGCTCGCCCCGGCTGATTTTGCGGGCGTCATTCCCCTAAGCCCGGTACTTGCTGAACCGTTGATACCGCCCACACCGGACGACACCCTGCCGGCGGCGCCGCTGCTTGCGGACGTTACTCTGCCGACAGCGCCTACCATCTTCATTCCTTCGTTCTTGGCGACCCTGAGCGATGGGCCTATCGCGCCTACAGATACATTCTCGTACAACGAAGTGCCGTACACCGATGATCTGCTTGATGATTTGACAGACAAACTAGAGTTCTTCTTGGGTGCTAACACCACCGGTCTGTCGGCCCTGATCTGGCAACAGATTTGGGACCGGGCAACCGAGCGTGAGGATTTTCTGGCGATCAAGGCGCGGGACGAGGGCAGCATGGAGTTTGCAGCCCGCGGCTTCTCGCTGCCGCCGGGCGCCCAGGTGGCCCGCGATCAGGAAATCCTGCAGGGCAATCAAGATATCGCCTCAAGCCTGTCCCGCGAACAGGCCATCGAGGAAGCGCGACTTGAGGTTGAGAACGTCCGCTTTGCGATCACCAGCACCATCGAGCTGCAAATTGCCCTGATCCGTAATCATTCCGAGATCAACGCGCGAGCTCTGGAAGTAGCGCGGCTGACCGTCGAGCTGCCAATCACGCTATTCAGGGCAGAGGTTGATGCCCACAACGTCGAAGTACAGGCGTTCCGGGCTCAGGTGGACGTATTTACGGCGCTCCTGCAGGCCGAGATCACCAAGATTGAGATATTCAAAGCGGAGATCGACGCACAACGTCTGATCACCGAGATCAATTCAGCGCAGATCGCTAATTACCGGGCGCAGATCGACGCCGTGATAGCCACCTTTGACCTGTTCCGGGCGCAGCTTGAGGCCGCGCGCTTTACGCTGGATCAGAACCGGCTACGCATTGAGGAATTTCAATCGCTTGTGGCTGCTTTCGAGGCCGAGGCGAGGGTACAGGTGGCGACCGCTCAGATATTTGAGTCGAAGATCAACGCCGAACGCCTGAAAGTCGATGTTCGACGTACCGAAGTCGATGCGTTTGCCGCACAGGTACAGTCTTTCGCGGCAGTAAACAACGCCAAGCAGGCCAGCAAGCAGCAGGAAATTGACGTTGAGCGATTCAAGATCGAGAATTTCCAAGCCGAGGTTCAGGCAGTAACCGCTCAGATCGCGGCGAAAACGGCAGAACTGACCGCAGACGTTGATGTATTCAACTCATTCATTGCCAAGTTCGGCTCTCAAACTGACGCCGAATCCCGGCGCGTCACGGCTGATACCGCAGTGTTCTCAGGTGAAATCGAGGCATTCAGCGCCACATCGAGGCGTGATACTGACCTGGCTTCGGCCAGCGCGTCACGATCACAGGCTGTAGCCACACTGTTTGGTGCCGAAGTACAGGCGTTCGGCGCCGAGGCGCTTGCAGAATCGGCCCGCTTTGAGGCCGAGGTAGGCAAGTACGGCACGGACGTTACCGGCTACTCCGCTCGCATTACTCGGGATCTCGGTGAGGCTCGCGTGTGTGTCGATCAGCTCGTCGCGCAGCTTTCTCTGTTGCAGGAGAAAATCATTGCCGAGGCTCGCATTGCCGGTCAGATTGCAGCCGCAACCATATCGCAGCAATCATTCAGTACCGTATTTTCCAACACCAACTCCGCTTCGACCAGCCACTCGGTAAGCCTGAACAGCACCGGTGGCGGTCAGGAGTTCCGTAACTATTCCTTTGCATGTGACTGTCCATAATGGCTGCTGAATTTGAAGAACTGACGGAAGAAGAACGCCTTCGTCAAGAAAGGTTGATTCTTGAGAAGGCTGGCCCACCGCTTAAACTGGCGCTACCGCCCGAGCTGCGCTTTGAAGGCCAGCCGTTTGCGATACCCGGCGCACCCGATCAGGCCGCAGTAGCCGAGCATGATCAGATCCGGATTGACGTTGCGCGGGAACAACTCGCTAAACCCTTTGGCGACGAAACACCAGAGGAACTCGCCAAGCTGCGCCGTGAGGCCAAGCTGGAACCGGAGAATGTGGCAGCGCCGGCGAACAATTTCCCGACCTTCACACCGCCGCCGCAAGTCTCAGGCAACGCCACAGAGCCTTTGTTTACGGCCTTTGGCACCGAGGAACCGGCGCCAGTGCCGACCGAACAGCCAGAGATTGATCTGGCAACTGTGTCGGATGCGGCCTTCAATGCCCCGTTACAGCCCGGCAGG